GTAGAGGCTGAAACAACATTAGATACTATAACTTCAGTACCATCTAAATCTAATACTTATACAAAAGATATTTCATATCAAATATTAATGGAACCTTTAAATGAGGTTACAGGTGCTGAAGGTGTTGTTAATAATTTATTAGAATTTTTACGTACTCATTCTCAAGCTTTTTTAGATGGAAAGAAAGATGAATTAGGTTTAATATCTAATTTATCTAATAATCCTAATTCTTTAGTAAATGAAAATGTTAATACTGCTATAGATAATGGTTTATCTGCTAACACGTTAGCCGCTCAATCTGTAATAACAGATCAATATACAGGTAAAGTTATTATTAGTCCTAAAGGTGGCGCTGATATTATCTCTAGAGAAGTTCATATATCTAGTGATAATAATTTATATATGAGAGGTGCCTCTATTCAACAACAAGGACAGAATGTTAATATTCAATCTAATAATATGCATTCTGTTATTAGTAATTTTCATATAGATAGATCTAATACTTTATTTCAAGAAACTGATAGTCAAATAAATAGAAATAAAGATTCTACTAATGTTTCTTCTAATTCATTCTCTAATACTTCAAAAGAAATAATAAATACAGGAGTTAATACTCTTACTAATTTAGGAAATCAAATTAATAATTTAGCTGAACAATTTTTAAATTTAACTAGTAATGGTGATATACAATCTCAAGCAGTAGGAAATAATACTAATGTTGGTAGTAATATTAATATTATTGCAAGAGAATTTGTTCCTAATGTAGAAGGAACAGAAATAGCAGCTGATTCTAATACAGAATCTATCATTACAGAAGAAGGAGAAAAAGTAGGAAATATATTTATAGGAGCTTTAACTCAAGAAGGTAGTTCTATATTTTCTTTTAATCAAGGAAATTTACAAATATCAAATCCTAAAGATACAGTAGTAATAAATAATGGAGAAGGACAATATAGAGGAGAAAATATGGCTTTTATAGGACATAAAGGTACTATGACTGGTACCCCTAAAAAAGCTACTGTAACAGGAAATAGAGGGACTTTTATAAATACTATAAAATTAGCTATTCCAGAAATTGTTATACCTTTTATAGAAGAATTACCACCTTTTCCTACTTTACCTAAATTACCTACAGAAGAATTAGAAAAATGTATACCTGATAAATTTAAAAGAGCACAAGCACAAACACAAACATCTGAAGATGATGAAGATGAAGATGAAGATATTGAAATAAATTTACCATCTTTAGAAAATAATTTACCAGCTAGTATTGCTGAAAGTTTAGAACCAGGAGAAGAGTTACCTAGTAATATAGCAACACAAGAAATATTAGAAGAAGGAGAAAAATATCCAGCTAATGCTACTGATGTTTATGCAAGAACAATTGAAGGTGCTGAAAATATATTAAAATCTTTTAGAGAAAATATATTAGAAACAGAAGAAGAATTAGAATCAATATCTTTAAATAAAGAATCTTTCTTTAATGAAACTGATATAAATAAATTAGTTAAACAATATGATATTCCCCAACAAGAAGTAGAAAATATAATAGGCCCTCTCAATAATATATTATTAATAGCTTTTAATAATATAAAAAAAGGAATTAGTATATTTGAAGAAAAAGAAATTAGTAATATAGAAGAATTAGAAATAGAAGAAGCGACTAATTATTTAAGAACTATATTTAATAAGATAATAAATACAGATACGATAGAAGATGATGAAGAAAGATTAATTAGAGAAAAAGATATTAAATTAATAATAGATTTTCTATTAAATTATCCTCAAGCAAATAAATATATATTTGATAATTTTAAATTAGAAGTTCAAGCAATAGGTTTATTTGGAATTTCTTTAGCATTACCTACTGTAGGTTCATTCATTGGAAATATTTTTAATGGGGCTGGATTAGATATAGGAATAAGTGGTATTCAAGATCAATTATTTAATATAGGAAAAGATTTCTTATTATCTAAAGTAAATTCAGTTATAGGTAATACTCCTTTTTCTTTTTTAACAACAGCGGGAGAACAATTTTTAAGTACTGGTACTATTGATTTAGATGTAATAACTAAAAAAGTTTTAGATCAAGGTTTAAGTAGTATATTACCTTCTGAATTAAGTTCTATAAAAAATCAATTACAAAGTATAACTTTAGGATTATTACAAGATCCTTCTTCTATTAATTTAGAACAAGAAGTTATTAAAGCAATAAGAACAATAAATCCTTTAAAAAATATTACTAATACAATTAATCAAATAGTTGGTTTTATAGAACAATTAGTAGATGATTATAAAACAGGTGATATTAAAGATTTTATTATTGGTACTGGTATAAGAGATATAGTAACAGCTATATTAGGTCAATCTAATAATAAACAATTAGATAAGATATTTAATATTATTGAAGATACTTTAGGTACTGTAGAAGCTATTAGAGCAGTACCTGAATTATTAGAATTAATGGATGAATATGGTATTCCAACTTTAGATCAAATTAATATTGCTATTAATTGTTTAGATCTCTTTAATAAAATAGATGAATTAATTAGTAATTTTAAAGGAGATGATTCTTCTGAAGAAGATTCTATATCTAATAGAAAAGATACAACTAAAGCTATTGAAAATTTACCTAGAGTAATCCAAGGAATAAATTCTATTAATGTAATTAAAAATACTAATCCTGATTTATTAGATAATAATGATATTTATTCTGATGATGATGGTAAAGAATTAATAGATTTTGTAACAGAAGAATATATTAGATTAAATTTAGATAAATGTTTTAGGATACCTAAACTAACAATATCGGAAGCTGATATCAATGTTATATCTTTAGAGAAAAATTATTTATATTTTAGTGTTAACGATTTATTATTAGTTCAAAATGAAATAATAAAAACGGTAGCGATAAAAGATGAAATATATGGTCAAGTAGATTATTTTATAAATTCAGAAATAGGATTATTAAGACCATATCAAACAAATAAAATATATACTCCGAGTATTTATAAATATATGATTTATGAATATGATCCTTCTAGGAATTTAGGTATAGCTATTATAAAGAAACAATTATCTAGAATTCAATTACAAGATCAGCGGGGTTATATTTATGAATTTTCTATTGAAGCTATAGGAGATACTTTAACTCCTGTATGGAAAGATATTTATTTAAATAAATAATAATGTTAGAAATAAAACCAAAATCAATAATAGATAAAGGATTTGCAATATATCAACCCGCTTATTTTAATAATTTTAATTCTTATATAAAAATAGAATTAACTTATTATAAGAGTGATCCTCGTTATATTTGGACTGATTGTGATCCTAATGGATATATATTATTAAAAAATACTACCTCTATAAATAAAGATGGTAATTTATTTATTTATAATAATAATTTAGAAAAAGGTTTTTATAAAATATATATTGAACAAATAGATTTAGGTAATACAAGTATTTCTGGAAGTTTAATATTAGGATTTAAAAAAGAGCCTACTGAAGCTATTATTATAGGTTTACCTTATTCTATATATCCACCAATAAATTTATTATGATTGATATTTCTTTAAGAGATGGAGATATAAAAATAATAACATCTAATAAAAGTAATGAAAAAACTTATTATGATATTGAAGTAGAAGAAGTTAATATATCTGATATTTTAAAAAGAGTTTTATTAACTCCATTAGGTTACATAAGAGTTAGTTTAATAGAAAATCAGACTTTAGTATTTAAAGATGGTGAATATGGAAGTGAATTATATAATTTATTAGCATCACCGTTAAATTATAATTGGTCAACAAAGATTAAACAAGTTATAGAAGATACTATTAATTCTTTAAATATTGTTTCTCTTACAATCACTAATATTGAATTAGCAATGCCAGATTTAAGAACTATAACAGCTAAATTAAGTTATAGCTATAAAAATAAAAATGACTCTGTGATTATAGAAGTATGAGAACTTTAGAACAAATTATAAACTCTATAAAATTAGAATTAAGAAATTCTAATAGTTCCTTAGCTAACTTTAATAAATTTTCTAATTTATATATTATTTTTAGAACAATAGCTAAGAGTATATTAGAGGTAGAATCTTTTATAGAATCTGAAAATAGTATTAAATATATAAATAATTTATCTGGTTCTGATTTAGATATTAAAGCTAGAGAATTTGGTTTATCTAGAAAAACTACAGGGATAAAAGCATATGGTTCTGTTTTATATAGTTCTAATACAACTGTTACAGTACCATCTAATACTGTCTTAACTGATCCTATATCTAAAGAACAATTTATTATTAATCAAACTCTTATATCTAATAATGTAGAACAAGTAACTAATATAACAGCAGTTACTGCTAAAAATATAGCGATACCAGCAGGAAGAGAATTATATAGTTCTTTATATTCTAATGTAAGTTTTACTATAGGTTCCTCTAGAGATACTATAAATAATGAAGCTATAGGAGATATTATAGGAGGAGCTTCAGCTGAAACTGATGAATCATTAAGAAGAAGAATATTAAGTAGAATGAGTATAAGTTATTCATCTACTAATAATGGATTAATATCAGCTATCTTAGAAGAAGAAGCAATATCAATAGCATTCATAAAAAATAATATTCCTTTTACAGGATATTTATCTATTTTTATTAATTCAAATAATTCTGTTGTTAGAGATAGAGTAAAAAGAATTATTGAAAATAATATAGCAGCTGGTACTAATTATTTTTTATATCCAATAAGAACTATAAATATAGAAGTATATTTATCTATTAAAGTAAATACTTCTGTTAATTTAAATGAAATAGAAGAAAAAGTTTTATTTATATTAGGTGATTATATAGAAAATATAGAATTAGGTGGTGTTATTAAATTTAATACTATGGTAGGTTTAGTTTTAAATTTAAATGGGATTTTAGATGTTAATTTTTCTAGCCCATTAGAAGATATTCAATTAGAACAAGATCAATTAGCTTTCTTACAAAATGCATATTTATCAATAAATACATAATATGTCTATATTTAAATTTAATGAACCTTTATCTATAAGAAATGAATTTATTTTAAATTATTTAAATAAGAATGAATTTTTTATAGTATTAGGAAAAACTTCATCTTGGGATGATACTTGGGGTGATAATACAAATGATTCAAATCCACCTTTACCTTCTTTATATTTAGATAAAATTCCTGAACCTTTTATATATAAAAGATGTGAAGTAGTAAATCCTATTATTGAATCTTCTTGTAAAGCAGGAGATTTATCATTTAATGAATGTGATAAATTTGAATTAAATGGAAAAATATGGATTGAAATAGATTATAAAAATGAAGAATTTATTCGTTCTTTAGAATATAAGATTAGAAATTATATAGTAAAAGTAGATATAACTGAGTTAGAACTTGTAGGTATAAATAAATTTAGAGCTTTAGGTTTATTAATAAATCCTATTTTAGAAGAAGGTGTTTCATCTAATTTAATTACATATAGAGTAGATCAAATAAAAGAAGCGGGTCAATTAAAATTAGTTTCTTTTTTTACACCTATAACTAATAATGGTCAAATAATTAATTTTTCATTTATAGATAGCATATGAGTTTAACTAATACACCTTCAGAATATATAGATAGATTTGATCCAAATTCTAATTGGATAAAAGTTTTATTTAAAGATAGTAGATTTTTACAATCGGGAGAATTAATAGAATTACAATCTATAATTCAGAATCAATTAAAAAGAGGATTTGATTCTATATATAAAAATGGATCTATTATAAAAGGTTTAATTATATCTATAGAATCAGAGACAGATTCTGAATATTTATTATCTATTAGTGAAGGTGAAATATATATAAATGGTTTAATTATAAAAATAGATGCAGATTCTATTTCAGTACCTAAAGTAGGTTTATATAATATAGGTATTCTTTTTGAATCTAATGTTATAAATGAATTTGATGATTTTTCATTAAGGGATCCTAATACAGGTGGTACTAGATATGGTACTGAAGGGGCCCATAGATTAATTGTTAATTATAGTTTTGTTATAAATAATGAAGCGGCTGTTAATATAGCTAGAATATCTAATGGAGCTTTATATCAAAAACAAAGAAATCCTTATGAAAAATTAGAAGATATTTTAGCTAATTATATATATGATAAATCTGGAAATTTTTGTGTTAATGGTTTAAATGTTTCTCAAGTACCATTAGAAAAGAATACAGTAACTGATACTACTAAATATAAAAATATATTAGAATCTCTTCAAACAATAGAATCAGAATATTTAGAAGCTTTAAATTCTACAAATGAATCAAAAGAAATCTTAGATAATTTTATATTAGAGTTAGAAGAAGCAAAAAGTAATTATCAAATATCTCCTTCTGAATCTAATTTAATTAATGTAAATCTTTTACAAGATCAAGTAGATAGAGCAGATTCTTTTTATGAAAGAAAATTAAATGTTTTACAAACAGCTCAAAGTAAATATTTAAAAATACAAGAAGAATATGAAAAGGTAGAAGCTTTTTTAATTGAAAAAGTTAGATTTTCTATAGAACCAGGGATTGCTTATATTTTAGGTAAAAGAGTAAATTTAGCAACGGCTGGTTATTTAGATATAAGTAAAGAATTGGGAGAAGAAACAGTAGATTCTGCTGTATTTACTTATAGTGGTAGTATTGCTTCTACTGTTAAAACTTTATCTTTAGGGACTAATATCACTATTCAAAATTTAAAAGATCAAAAAGTTGAATTAAAATTTGATTTTAATAAAATTTTATATAAACAAGAATTCTCTGATATTTCTATAACTTTCGATCTTAGTATTATTCCTTTCATTTCTATAGATTCTTTATTAGATTTTATAGTTTTAGAATTAAATAAATTAAGTGGAGATGATATTAGTAATGGTGTTGATATAACTTCTGCTACAACTGATTTACCAAAATTAGAATTAAGAAATATACTTAAATCTAATTTAATTATTTCTAAAAATACTAGTGATTCTCTTTTATTTGAAGCGACTTCATTATCATTAGAAGCTAATCAAATAGAAATTATTACTAGAGCATATATAGATAATATAATTACATCTAATTTAGAAGTAGATATTCCTTCATCTACATTAACGGGAGCGTCTAGAAATTCTGATTTTCAATTAGGATTTAGACCAGTTAAAGAAGTTTTAAGTGTTGTAGCTGATTTAGAAGATAATCAAAGACCTATAATAAGAGGTCAAACTCCTGGTACAGCAGATGTATTAGGAGATGATTCTATTTTTAGAATAGTAAAAGTAAATCAAGGTAGTACTACTTTTATAGAAGATATTGATTATACTCTTATTAATCAATCTGAATTATTATGGTTAGAAGCAAATGAACCTGCTGCTGGTACTACTTATTTTGTAACTTATATTTATACACAACCTTTAGGAAAAGGTACAGATTATATATTAGATACCACTACAGATTCTATTGTTTTTGTAGGCCAAACTCCTGCTAGAAATCAAACATTTAGAGTTACTTATACTTATTATTTATCTAGAGAAGGAATTATTTATTTAGATAGTAATGGTTTACTTAATTATGTAATATCTAATTCTTCTAGAGAACCTATTAGTCCTAAACCATCTGATGATGTATTACCTTTAGCTAAATTTAGATTATATAAAGATTCAGTTGATTTAATTAATTATAATTGTAAAGCTTTTTCTTTTGAAGATATTAGAGAATTAATTAAAATTACAAAAACTAATTTAATTAATTTAGAAAAATTAAAATTATCTAATAATGCTTTATTATCTTCTATTAGATATTTATCTTATATTAATAAAAGTGAAACAGAACCATTAGCTATTGAATCTAATAATTATTCTGATTTAGAAAAAATTGATTTAAATAATAGTGAATCTAATTTTGCTTTTTCTTTTATATCTAATTTAATAACAACTAATTATACTTATATAGATAAAGAAGTTGAATATCTATTAGGTGGTACTGTTGAATCTAATATAAATGATGAACCTTATTTTGTATATTTAGGTGGAACTCCTTTATTATTTATAGAACAAGAAAAAAGTTCTTCTTATTTAACAATTAATAAAATTATTAATGAAAAAGCAAGAGGGAAATTATTTATAACAGATCAATATTCTTTTTCAAATAAAGAATTAAAACAAATAACCGCTTGTGATTATTTATTATCAAATTCATCTTTAGCGTTAAGAAATAATAGTTCTAATACATATTTTTCTAATAATTTAGAATTAATTAAAAATCAACTTAATTCTGTATTAGAAGATGTTGTAAATAATAATATTGAAGGATTACCAACTACAGTAATAGATGATGCTAACTCTTTATTAAATTTAGTTAGTAAGATTGGTTTAAGTTCTAATAAAAGTATAACTATACATATAGAAGATTTAATACCAAATACTAATAGTTATAAAGTATATGTTGGTGGTATTGAAATAAAAAATTTCACTTTAATTAATGGTACCAATTATTCCAATATAGATACTGAAACTATAAGAGCTAAAGATGATGGAACTATTGATTTAAAATTAAATTTACCTGATTTAAATTATGGATCTCATACTATAGAAATAAAAGGTCCTAATGGTTATGCTAAAACTAGTATTTATATTTTTAATAATCTTTTAAATCACATATTATTTTTAGCAGCTAGACAATTTAATTTACCTATTAGTACAGGTTTAAAAAATGAAGAATTATTTCCAATAATAAAAGGGGATAATCCAATTCAAATTATTACTATTAATAATGATGTTTTAAATCCTGGTGCTATTCCTTATATTAATAGTTATGAAAATGAAGACTTTTTAGATATATTAGAACCTATTCATCAAAGTTTTTCTGTACCTATTTATTGTCATTTAACTAGAATAAGTTTAAAATTTAGAGCGGTTTCAAATGATTCTAATATTAAATTAATATTGAGAGAAGTAATAGATGGAATACCACAAAGAATAATACATGGTATTGCAAGATTAGATACTTTAAATATTTCTTCTAATGCTTCTTTATGGTCTAATTTTAATTTTGATTATCCTATTATTTTATCTCCCTTAAAAGAATATTGTTTTTCAATTTATTCTGAAGATGAAAATTATGATATTTTTGTTTCAAAAATAAATGAACCTGATATTAATACAGGAATAGAAATAGGAGATCAATTATATTTAAGTGGAGATTTATATTTATCAAAAGATGGAATAAGATTTCAAAGAGTTTATGATACTGATTTAACTTATAGATTATATGTAGAAAAATTTAATAATTTAAATACAACTGTTAGTTTAGGTAATTATACTTTAGGATCTTCTTTTAATTCTTTCTGTTTAAATATAAGAGATATAGAACCAGCAGGAACTAATATTTCTTATGAATATAGAGAATTAGGGGGAGAATGGAAATCTTTAGATTCTAATTTAGTTACTTGTTTAAATACAAAAGTAAATAGTATTAAATTAAGAGCGACTTTAAATTCATCAAATGAATTAATTAGTCCCTATGTTTTATTACAAGGAGCTACTGTTTCTTTTTATGAAAGTGATACAACAGGTAGTATTATTTCAACAAGAGAAACTTATACAGATTCTTACTCTAATGCAGTTGTATATATACAAGTATTAGATGATGAAGATTTTGAATATAAAGTATATATACATGATAAATCTACTGAATCTCTCGATTGGGTTGAATTAACTAAAGATATTGATTATGTAAATATAATAGATGCTGGCTTAAGTATTAAAGAATATAGATATATTATTAATGGAACCTTTAATAAATATTTCACATATAAAATAGAATTTTCTTCTAATAATATAAATAAACAACCAATAATAATTAATTCATATAATTTCGTATGGTAAGAGATATAAACCATTGGGAAAAAGTATTGTTTCTTCCTAATAGGAAACTACAAACTTTAGAATTAAATGAAACACAAGATGTTTTAAGAAAACAGATAACTTCTAATTTTGAATCTTTTTATGATGTAAATTATTCTGTCATAAATGGATTCGAAATTAATTATCTTAATTTTATAGATGATAAATATATATTTTATATAAGTAGTGGTTTATTAAAATATAAAGATAATAATGGTATATCTCATTTTTTAAGAGTTAAAGAGCGAACTATTTCTATAGAAAAAGAAGCTCGCTCTTTTATTAACCTTAAAATATCAGAAGAATATATAACAGAAATAAAAGATGAAATTGATGGTTCTTTTTTATTTGGATCAATAGGTTCTGATAGATTATCTTATTCTATTTCTTCTACCATTAATAATGATGGTTGGCCTTTAGCTATTATAGATACCTTCAATAATATTCCTTATATTTATAATTTCTTTGAAAAAAAATATGAGAGAGATTTTTTATTAACAAGATTCCCTCAAAGAATTTTAGATAAAATTTATAAAATATTTTATGAACAGAGTGGTAATTTTATAGCTAACGGTCTTGAATTATTATTAGATGATAGACCTAATCAAATACCAATATTAAAAGTACAAGAAGGTGTCGCATATATTGATGGTAAAAGAGTCGCTTTAAATACAACTAAATATTTTAGATTAACAGAAACTATTCATCCTGAAGGTACTAATATATATATCTATTTAGATAGACGAGGTTCTGTTTTTTATAGAAATTATTTATTATCTAATAAAACTAGAAATTGGTTTTTATTAGGTTCTGTTTCTTATAGAGGTAGAACTCGTATTGTAAATTTAAGTAAATCGAGAAAATTAACTAACACTGATATTCAAAATATAGAAGATTTAAATAATAAATTAAAAATAGATTATCAAAATTTAGCTTTAAGTTATAGAAATATAGGTATCAATAGAGTAAATTTATTGGATACATTTATAGCTTCTTTTTCTGATTTAACACAATCAGATATATATAATTATTTATTTGATTGTAGTATTTCTAATGAATTAGAATATTGTTCATTACCAAAACAATCTAGAATATTTAATTTAAATGATTTAACAATCATAGAAAATAAAAATGTAATCAAATATAATAATCATTTCATTCCAGCGTTTACCGAATTTAAAGTTTTAAATCAGAGTCAATCAACAGAATGGATAGAACTTAGTATTAATAATACTAAAAAAGGAAATATAAAAATAACTCCTAATTTTGCTTATCCTAATGTAGATAGTTTAGAATATAAAGTTTTATATGAAGGTAATAGTAAAGTATTGTTAAATGCATTAGAAGTAGAAGTAGAAGGAACCGGATTTTTAAATGAAAGTAATTTATCAGTTATATTTGGAAATGTTGTAATTACTGATTTAGAAGTAATAATAGGGACTATATCAAATACTGATAATACTATTATTCCTAGAAATGATGGTTATTTAAAAATTAAATTTAAGATACCAAATAATTTAGATTCAGGAAATTATGTAGTTGAGATTAAGAATGAAAATATAAGTGCGGCTGCTATATTTAGAAGTATTAATAAACCAACTATTAGTCCTATTGAAAGTACTATTGATTTAGAAGTAACAGATACTGTTATAGCTCAATCTTTTAATATTAATAGTGGAACTATTATTAAAGGTGGTGAATTATTTTTTAGAACAGTTAATAATTCTGATGTAAGAGAAATAATAGGTCAAATACATATATCTCCTATTATTTCTAATAAAATACAAAATATATCAATAGCATCATCTTATTTATATGCGACTGATATTAAAACTACATCTAATGGTTCTTTAGGTTCTAAATTTAATTTTGAAACACCTTTATATTTAAAGAAAGGAAAATATGCAATAGTATTTTCTTCTTATGTTTCTAATTTAGAGATATATACAGCAACTGCAAATGAATCTTTATTATCAGGAAATTCAAATGCTATAGATGTTATAGATGGTAATTTATTTACATATTCAAATAACACTTGGATTCCTCAATTAGATAAAGATTTAACTTTTAATTTAACTTCATTTAATTTCACACAATTAGATAGTTCTATTTCATTTAGATTAAATAATCCATTTGAAGAATTTAAAGTTTTAACTTCTTATATAAATTACATAAGACCCACAGGAACTATTATAGAAATATTATATAAAGAAGAAGGTCAAGGAAATTTTAATACTTTAAATCCTAATATAACTTTTACTAAGAATTTATCTTATGTAGATATACAATTAAGATTTAAATCTTCAAGTTATTTAGCTCCTTTTATTAATGATAAATATTATTTTGTAACAAATTCATTTAAAGAAAAAGGAATTTGGATTTCTAAAACAGTAGAAATGCAAAGTTATTATTCTGAAGTAAATTTAGAATTAGATCTTTATTTACCAGATAGGAGTGAAATAGATATATACATTTCATCTAATAACACTCAAACTTGGGTTAAATTAGAAAAACAATCTGAAAAATTAATTAATGGAAGTATCCCACTATATAGAGTTAAATATAGTAAAGATGTAGGAGAAACCGAATTATTTTATATCAATAATAAGAGTACAACATTTAAAAGAAAGAATTTAACAATAAGAGTAGATTTAAAATCTTCTAATATTAGTTCTTTACCTTATTTTAGAAATATAATTGCTAATGTATTATGATGACTGATTTATATTCTATATATTATAAAATACCTAATGATCATTTTATTTCTAAAGAATCTTTAAGAGGAGATAATTTAGAGGTTACCTATTTAGAATTAAAAAATAGAATAGGTAATTTTATAGATGATAATCAGTTAAAGTTATTAGCTATTTTATTATCTGGATTAGATTTAAATTCTTTTACAAATGAAGAAATTATATCGTTATTAAAAATAAATTGGGGCTTTTTAGAATTACGTAGTCTACATAAAAAAATAGAAAAGTTTAATCCATTTATTCCTTATTTTCATTCTAATAAAGGATATAACTATTTTGTTAATTCTTTTATTTTAAAAAGAAAAGTAGTAAGTATAAAACAATATATAGGAGAATATTTAAATGCCTGATGCTTTAAATGACGTTTCTACTTCAGTAGATAATACACCTAGTAATTTTAGACCTCAAGATCCTATTGCTTTTTATTCATCAATTTTAAAAGATATAAATGGTCTTAAATTAGAAGTATCTAAATTAGAAGATAATTCATTTAATATATCTGATATAAAAAAAATAATTTTAGAAAAAAATGATGCTTCCTCTTTTTCTATTAATAGCGATGGTAGAGTTTTAACTGCTAACGAACCTTCTTTAACTACTATTGTTTATTCTAGTTTAGAAAATTTAGGTTTTTTAATATATGGTACAAAAAAAGATTTAGAACTTATTACTTCTAATGTTAATTATTCTAATTTAGATTTTATTAAAGTAACTGATGGTGAAAGAACTATAGATTTAACTCTAGAAAAATTTGAAGATATTTTAATTCAATATCTACAAAATGAACCTCAAGAACTTGAGTTACCTTCTAATATTAGTTCTAATATAATTAGTTCAAAAGGCTATCTAATAAAAAATTCTGCCCTTCCTTATTTTTTTGATAGACCTGATATAGGGTCTACAAGTCACCCATTTGAATATTATTTAATTAAGGAAAATAATAATTTAATACAAGTATTTGAGGGAAAAGACAAACAAATAAAAACAGTAGAAGATATTAATATACCTAAATTAGAAGTAATTGAAAGAACGACTATAAACGGTTTAACTTTTTTTAAAGTAGTTAAAGGAGATTCAAATAAATGGATATTAAACGCAGACTTTATAACAATAGATGATATTAAAAATTTCTTAAATGAATCTCCATCAGATGCTGATACTTTAGAAGAAGAAGTATTACAAACAGTAAAACAAGATACTAATTTTGTTAAAAAACAAAAAAAACCTCTATTAGATTTAAATGAATCTAAAGAAAGACAAATAGGAATGAGAGTCCAAAGTGCTTATAGTACTGTAAAAAGTAGCGCCGCTAAATTTGATTTTTATTTAGCACCAGCTATGCAATCTACTTTTAGAATGCCAGGAGGTTTAGATGTACCAAATGCATTACCAGGTGGTTTAAATATAAGAATAATTCCTAATATAGGAAAAGTAAGAATACCTGGATCAAAACCTATTTATCAGAATTTAGGAATAGATTCAGTTACTGTAACTGTTATAGGAGCCTTTACTGGAGGAAATATAACAGGGACTTTCTTTCAAGAAAATACTGCTGATATAGGTAATAATCCTAATGAAGATTTAGATACTTATAGAGATTATAATGAATTTATTAAATTAATTGATTTAGGTGAAGAATTAGATGTTGAAATAAATTTACAACAACATAATCAAGATAATATTAATTTTTTAAATTCAGAGGGAGATATTCCTATAACAAGAGTAGCCGCATTAAATCCTATTGAAAGATTTAGTGAAAAAGCTAAAAGAGAGTTTTATGGAGAAGGTACATATAGTGATAATGCTATTACTTATTTAAGACAAAGAAATGGAAATCCTAGATTTAGAGGATTTCTTAGAGATATGCAATATTCATTTAGAAGAAAAAATATTGCATATTATGTTATGCAATTTGAAATAACTGATTTTGATGATGGTACTGAAGAAGAAGTTTGTATAGATTATAAACCTGCTAAATTATTTGAACCTTTGGATAGCTTCACAAATGATGAAAATGACATAACTGAAACATCAGGTGTTTATTTTTTACAAAGTTTTGGATTTAGCGAACTAACAAATAGAAAAGATATCTATATCTATAAAAAAGAAGTAGATAAAGATGATATACAAGAATTAGAGAATGCCGGTATATTTGATGAATATTCTTTTAGAGTAGGACCACCTGAAAATATTGCTAATGCTAAATATATATTATTATTGGCTGCTACAGAAGTTGATGAAAATACAATAAGATTAATACCTATATCTAAAGACGATCCTTCTTCATTTAAATTTAAGGTATATTATGTAGGAACTAAACAATTTATTATTTCTGATAATAAAATTATAGAAGGTGGCTCTCAAGGAAAAAGGATATTTTATTTAAAAGATCAACAAAATTCAGAAGAAGAACCCATACCTGATCATGTTGTAGAACAAAAAAGTATAACTTTATATTTAAGTAATGACGAAGAAGCTTTAAAAAATTATGAATCAGAAATTAATTATAATGTTAATTTAAATCAAGTTTTAATTTAAATGAAATATCCTAAAATAACTTCTGCTACATCAGTACCAATAGTGTATAACAGAACAATTCAAGAGTTAGCAAATGATGTTAACGCTATGAATTATAGATTTATTGGGAGTAGATATATATCACCTATTGTTTTTAATAGAAAAAAATTAGAACCAATTTATTGTTTTGGTTTTACAAATAACCCTTTTGGTACTTTAATAGAAAATAGATCTTATATTTATATACCAGTAGAAAATTTAGATTTAGTAAAAGAAAAAGTATTAAATTATGAAGTTATTAATATATTAGAAAATACAAGAGAAATAAAATATCCTATAGCACCAACTTTTTTTAGACACTCAATAGAAAGATATGAATTTGTTTATTATTCTAATATAGATAGAAATTATGAATTACCACAAGAAATAAGATCTTATGATGATCTATCCCCTTTATCTCATCCTTTTTATCCTTCTTTATTTTTTACTGGTAAAACAGCTATATTACATAATAAAGAAATAATATATGAATATGTTGAATTAAGTGATTGGTTTGAATTAGAAGGAAACTTATATGTTAGTCCTATAAGACCTAAAGGATTAGATAATTTCTTTCCTGAGTCTATTTTAGATTATACTTCTATTTCTACTATCTATAATAGAGATGATGTATGTAGTGATTTATATTGTTTAATATCAAAAAATAATTTAATTATTAATCAAACAGTATCTTCTATTATCACTGAATTAAGTGATTATGAGATAGGTATTCCTGAAATTGATATTCAATATTGTGATACTAGTGATAATGTTTCTATTATAAAAATAAATAATGTTATTTATGAATCTAAAGAAGGTCCTATTTCATATAAAAGACCGGCTGAAAATATAATTGAAATATATGATTCAACAGGATTAATAAAAACAGTTAATTTAGATGAATATAAATTAGAAAAAAGAATAGAAGGAGCTAATGAAAATCAAACTTATTTTGATTCTTCTTATATATTAACTACATTATTAGTACAAGATAAATCTGTTACTTTAAATAATTCTAGTATTAGATATTTAATAGAACCTCAATATGGTGATTATAAATATATAAAATATTCAGAAATAGGAATAATAAATAAATTATATGAATCAGATTGTCAGATAGATATTATTTATGATAATGGTACTAAAAGTGTTTCCACTACAAATGGTCCTTTATCTTATGAATTAGTATCAGAAACTAATGATGGTTGTGATGTAGATTTTAAAGGTAACTTTATAGAATCTATAAGTTATTCAGGAAAGAAAAATAGTTATACTTATCCATCTTTTAGTTTTGTAGGAGGGAAAGCTTATACTATTATTGCTAAAGGTAGTTACACTTTTAGTTCTAATCCTAATTGGGGGGCTGATGGTAATTATCATTTTAATAATGGCACTTTAAATGGAAGTAGTGGCGGTTTAAGAAATACACTTGGTATTGAATTTTATAATCCTAATCTTCCTTATAATTCGGAACATATATATCAACATTGTTTCATTTCTCCTATTTCAGGTAGTATAGGATTTAAATGTGGTGATTCCTCTTATGGTGATAATACAGGAGGAATGACAGTAGAATTTTATGAAGGTAGACAACTATTAGGTAATCAAATAAATATTTATGATGATACAGGTTTAATTCAATCAGAATATATAGCTGATAATTCTAATATTTTAATTAATACTTATGAATGTATCCCCACTCAAAATAAAATAATTATTGATTGGGGAAATGATGATATAGAAGTTATTAACGGTGGAACTTATTATACTTTTAATCTAACTTTAGGTGGTTGGTGGATTTTATATCAAGAGACTTTAGAAAATTGTGATAAAAGAACAGTTATTATTAAAGTAAATCCAGATGGAACTTTATCACTTAATAAAGAAATAGTTGATCCAATTAATTATCAATATTTATCTTTTAATAGTATAGATTGGGAAAAAGAAGGATTAGGAGTTTTATTAAATAATTTAGATGATGATTATTTTATAAATATATTAAAAGATGGTCCCGCTGATATAAATGATATATCTATAAATAATATTACTAATGATACGATAGATAATGCTTTATTAGCGACTAATAGTACTATTAAAGATAATATATATTATTTAAATTTAAATAAAGTTTCTAATATAGATGGTACTACTGAATTCTTTAGTAATTTAAATGGTTTTATATCTAAATGTGATGGTACTGGAAATATAAAAGATATATATAGAAATAATGAAAGAATAGATTCTTATGAAGTTATTTATACAGATTCATTAGATTATAGTCAACCTATATTTCAATATATAGTTAGACAATATACAGTAGTTGTATCTTTAGAAACACAAGAAACATCTATAAGATATATAGAAGATAAAAATCAATTAGGAGATGGTTTCTCTTATCTTTCTGTCCCATTATCAGAACTTTTAATTCCAAATATAACTACTGATATTTCCCCTAGTGCTTATGAGTTAGATGTATTTGGAGATACAGGTTTAGAAGAAAAATTAGTATTTGAAAATGAACCTGGAACAGTTACAGTAGAAGCTTATAAATATTTACTTGATATCTTTTATGAATGTAAAAAATATACTGAAAGATTAGTATTTACAGAAAAACCTGTATTAGTAGAAGAATTACCTAAATTAAATTATAGTTTAGTTTTTGAATCTATATTAGAAGAATATCCATATTTAATGGAAAGAGAATATGTAGGAAAATTTACAGGTAATTATTTATATAAAGATGGTGTTTATTTCTTTGAATTTGATAGAAAAGATGATTCTACTTTTTTAGTTCCTTATTATCCTAAATTAAAAGCAAAAGAATTTTATAATTTTTATAATGGATCAGATCCAGATTTAATACCGACTTATATAGATATAAATAGTTCTGAAAAAGATTTATATTTACATTCAGATTTTCATAGAGAAATAAAAACCTATGAAGAAAGTTCTATCATAGATGATTTAAATTTAGGACAAGTTTTAGTATATTCAGATCCTACTCCTGTGACTTCTTTAATAGGAGGGACTATTGCAGATGGAGATGAAACAACAATTCATTTTCATGATGAGGTAGGTTTATTAGAAGTAGGAGAGATACCTTTAGAAGAATGTAAAGGTGTAATAGAATTTGATTTATCATCTATTAATATAATAAATCCTGTATTTATATTAGAATTAGAAGTTTATAAAGAAGGTGGTCTATTTAATACTTTAAATAATAGATTATCAGATACTACTATAAAAGTTTTATTATATGAAGGGGATCTTTCTTTAACTGAAAGTGATTTTAATATAACAACAATAGATTTAAATTATACATTTACTACTAGTAATTTAACTGAAGGTCAATTTGTCACTTTAGATATATCTGATGGTATTAATACTATTAGAAATAATACAGATATTATTGGTATAAGATTAGAAGATCAAAGAGAAATATTAGGAGAATGTACTCAAGATACTTGCACAGCTATTACTTTCAAAAATGTTAGAGTATTAGTGGTAGATAATCAAGGAACATATGTTCCGATAGATTCTTTAAATTATGATTTAATAATTAGTTAAATATAATATGTTATCAACTTATTGTACAGAAATCACAACTGCTATTTTATCTGACTATATTCGAGTTAATCTAATAGCAATTCTTATTAATGATGAAGATTTAGGATATACAGATGAACCTACTCCTTTAGAATTATATAATCGAAAATTATTAACTATGGATTATATAATCACAAAAGAGTTAACTTTAAATGGAGGATATAGTCGAGCTATATGTACTATAGATTCTATTGAATTAGAGAGTGAAAATAATAGAGCAAGATTATTTACAAGAGCTGAATTTAATCCTACAGGACAATATGATCCAGCTACTCATGTTGTATATGTTTGTAGAGCTAATTTAGTAGGGGCTGATCCTATTATTAATGGTAATAATAGAGGAGATAATATAGGAAAAGTTATTAAAGTAGTCCCTTTAGAAAATGCTCCTATAACTCTTATTACTCCTATTCCTTATATTTATTTAGCCGATATTTCTATTAGATTCTAATGACTATTTTAGATAAATATGATGTATTAAATAATTATGGTGTTATAAAAGCTACCTTTGGAGATATAGGTAGATTTTTATTAAATTATAATTTATCTTATTCAAGTGAATATGAGTTATATAAATTACTTCAATTTCCTAATATAGATGTTCATATTATAAATAATAATAAATTAGGTTTTAATTTAGTTAAATATAAAGCCGGTGTTATAGATATTGATTCTATTTTATTAGATGAACCTTATGTTGTATCTAATATGAGAGGAGAAGTTTTATATAAAGTTTCAGAACATGTTGGTTATTTTGGAAGAAGTAATTATGATAAATATTTAATTACTAACTCTGGAGTTATAGGTTTATATCTATTAGAATATCCAACTCATTCCGGCTATAAAATAAAAGTTTTAATTGTAGATAATACTTATGATATCTTACCAAAATTAGAATTTAAACCTAATTTAAATACGGAAGTTAATTTAGAAAATGTTACAAGAAATAGTAATTCTATCCATATTAATTCTGATAGTTACTTTGAAGTATTTTATTTAAATAAACCGATTACTAATTTTATATCAGTTAATTTAATTGAGAATAATCCAGATACAGAAATATATAATTCTGATAAATTTTTAACATTTATACCTAAAGAATCTGGTTGGATAATATTTAAAAAAGATGGTTTATATGTAACTTATAATTCCATAAATGGAAATGGATTAGATAGATTAATTCAAATAGATTCAATAGATCCTATTTATTATGTATTTATAGGAAATTCATTTAATAAATCTTATTTAAATAGATTAAAAGGATATTCAACTTTTTCTAAAGCATCTATTCAAGCCAAAATTAATTTATAAATATGAGAGTAAGCCAAAAAAATATTGATGATATATCTTTTGATTTTTTATTAAATAATTTATTATCAGAAACTTTAACAGCAGAAGATGTAGCTAATATGGATATAGCTACTTTTGCAGAAGAAGTAATATTTAATGGAGAAAGTAAATTATATCCAACTCAAAGTGCTGTATTAAAAGCATATAGAGGATGTAAATTAACAAAAGAAGAAGAAGATATATTAAATATTTGGAAAGAAGAAGGAAGAACAACTTGGGTTAAAGGTAGAAAATATACAAATTTAGTAATGAGTATAGGACGTAGAGGATCTAAATCTACATTATGTGCTTTTATTCTTTTATATGAATTTATAAAATTAGTTTTAATGAAAGCGCCTGCTAAAGAATTTGGTTTATTACCAGGTGATGCAATAGGTTTATTTTGTACAGGTTTAACTGAAAAACAAATATTAGATACAACCTTTGCTAAAATAAGAGGTTATGCAAAAAATTCTAATTTTATTAGATCATTAGAAGAAAAAAAATTAATAGAAATAATGACAGGAGAAATTAGATGTGTAGAAAAAAATATTATTTTAAAAGCCACGCATTCAGCTTCTAATAGTGATTCTCTTCGTGGATATGCTCTTAAAACATTATTATTAGATGAAGCTGCTTTTTTTGGTAAAGATGAATTTGGAAGATATAAAGCAGATAAGATTTATTCAGAAGTAGGTATGGCTTGTAGAACATTTGGTCCTGAAGGTTTAAAGGTAGCCATATCTTCACCTGAAGGAACAGGAGATTATATAGAACATTTATATGAAGTATCTAAAAAAGATCCTAATACTATTGGTTTTAATTTAAGAACTTGGGATTTAAATTTAGGAGCTGATGTTTCTGAAGAAGCTATTAAAAGTTCAGAAGAATATTTAAGAGATCCAGTTAGAGCGGCTTTAGAATTTGAAGGTATAAGAACAGGATCTAAAGGAGAATTTATAAGTAAAGATTTAATAGATAAAGCTGAAAGAGGAATATCAGTATGGGATGCTATACCTATTCCTTTAAATGTAAAAAGTTCTTCTGGAGAAATGAGATATTATGTAGGATTAGATTTAACTAGGATAGAAAAAGCACATCCATCTACTCAATCATTTATTCATATAGATTTTGGTGTAAAAAAAGATAGCGCCGCTTTATGTTGTTGTTCTCCTAAAAAAGAAAATGATATATGGAAAATAAATATAGATGGTTATTTATTATGGAAACCTTATAAATCAAGTGAGAATGGAAAAACAAGACATAGATTAGTTAGCTTTTTAGATATAGAAGAAAAAATAATAAAAATAGCAGAAAGTAGATATGCTAATACTGTATCCTTTGATATTTTTCAATCTCAAAGTTCTATACAAAGATTACATATGTTAGGAATTAATACACTTGAAATGGGTGTATCTAGACAAAAACAAGAATTATATTTTTCTATTCTTAGACAAATGTTAGCGGAAGATAAATTAATAATGCCAAGAGATAATAGATGGCAAACAAAAGCTACATTAGAGTTAATAAATTTAATACAATTACCTAATGGAAAAATAACTCATCATACAGAAGATAAAGATTTAGCTGATGCTATCGCTAACTCTGTATATCAATGTTATATTTATATGTCTACTAATAGAATGTTATCTTCTTCTAATGTATTTATTTCTTTTAAACCTAGTTTAATTACATCTGAATTTAGACAAAATTTATCTAATAAAAAAGATATAAAACAAATTAGAACTATCAAAGATAGCGGCTTATTTTAATCTCACTATTATAAATATATATATGTAAGTATTAGGTATACATCTATCTAATACTTCTTTTTTTGATTTTATGTATACTCCAATTTATATAGATTTTCAACCCATATTTAAACCTCAACCTATTAAAACATTACCTATAGATCAAAATGATTTAGATACTTTGGGTAAAACTGTTTTAACAGATTTTAATTATATATTAGAAATAGAACCACCTCGTAATGCTAATTCTAATATAGGTATAATAGAACCCTTTGAAGTTAGATTAAATAGATTATATAATTATGATCTTAAATTAAGATTAGAATTACCTGTTTCTCCTCTCAATAATAAATTTACTTATAATGATTGTTATAAAGTTTCTTATTATAGTTGGTATAAAGTTTTATCTCCATTAACAAGACAGATAGTATTACCTAATACTGTTCATAAAAAATATCTGCATACAGAATATTGGTATATCTGGGATACAAGAAAATATATAGAAGAAAATATAACCTTTTTAAAAGATTATTCTTATGGTTATTGGATTCAATATTTAAATCTTATTGTTAATGACAATATGGAATTAGTTAAAGAAGTAAAAATTCCATATAGTCAAAATATAGATTTAACAGCTTATCCTCAAATTATAAAAATAGAATCTATTAAACATGAAGGAGGTGAAATAGAAGGTTATCAAATTAATGACACTTCTCTTCAATATATACCTACATTTTTAGATATAGATCCTTTATATCCTTTTACATTAGAATTAGATTTTTCAGCAGCTACTAACACTCCTGTAGATGGTACTGAAATAACTATAAGTTATATAGAACCTTTAAATCTGGATAATATATTAGTTAATTATTATAACAATGAGTATTAATATTTATGGTACTAATTATGGAAGAATCATTTATAATGATGATGCTGATTCATTTGAAGTAGAAATAAATAAACAAAAAATAAATGTCCAAGTAATGGGTGTTGATGCCCCCGAACCTCCAAAACCTTTAGATCATAGAGATTTTGAAAATTACAGTCTTTTAAGAAAGTTAAAAGTATCTTTAGGTCAACCAGAAGGTCAAAGATCTACTGAAATAGGTAGAAAAATTATTAGTGAAAATGGGGGTTTTGATAATGTAAGAATAGATTTAAGTGGAGTAGATAGTTTTAATACTTATGGAGCACAAATATTTTTAAAGGGAAAAGATGGTTGGATTAGCTATAATAGTGAGCTAGTAAAAAATAATGCTGCTTATATTATTTTTGAATCTTATTTCCGAGACTTTGTTCCAGATGAATCTGTAATAGAACATTTTAATGAACAATTAAGAAATCATAGTGCTGGTAAAGGAAAAGGTATATATTCTTCTGATGCTAGAGTACCTTCATTTTTTAGACGAGGTGAAGATGAAAATTTAGATTTTTATAAACAATCACCATCTTATAGTGAATATATACGTAAAAAAAGATTTGAAGAAAGTAGTATAAAAAATTCAAAGATATTAGCTGTTTTTGATAGAGAAAGAAATAGAAGTGGATTTTTAATATCTTCTAGATATACAGGTTCTTATTTTTATAATATTGCATTATATAATGCTACTCAAAGAAAATTAGGGAAAGAAGTACATTCTTTTACTTCAGATGGTATGGCTACTAAAGCATACTTCTTAAGTAAAGCTTCTAATAATGAAGATACTACCATTTCTGGTATCACTAAATTTATATTAAAAACTTTTGATTCTTCAGTTCAAAGACCTGGATTAGGTAATTGGTTAAATGAACATGTATTCCTTCCTGCTGGAATGGGGAGAATATATAAAGAAGAATTAGGTGCTTTAGGTTCTTTAGCAGGTTTAGTAGGTAGAGTATTAGATCAAACAGTTAACTTTTTTAGTACGAATGAATTTTATAGATTACATCCAGAATTAACTTTAGCACCATTAGATTTACAAACTACTGCGTTAGAACAAGAAAGAAGAACAGGATTTTTTGAAACAGCTTTACCAGCAGTTGTAGGTTTTGGTTTAACTACTATTGCTTCTTTAGGTACATATTTTGCTTTAGAAGTTCCTTTAGGTTATTTTACAGCTGATTTAACAAGAGAAAGTATAAATTATTTATTAAAAGAAGGATTTACACCACCAGCAAGTAATTCTAAATTTACTTCTGGTATAAAATCTTTTTTTAGAGCTTCAGCTATAGATGCTTTTCATGTTTTTTCTTCTATAACAGATATACAAAAAGAAATAGAAGGTTTATATGGTGATGTAATAGATTATTCTACTACAGGTACTAAAACAATGAACCTTCCTGATTACTTAATGAAAGGTGTATCATTAAGTAGTTTTACTAATAATTTTTATAGAAAAACAGGGGCTTATTTAACTGAAACAGTAATCTTAAATTTTGTAAATACTTTCTTAAATCCATATAGACCGGGATCTCCAGCTCATAAACATTTTTTAAATACTCAAAGAGAATTAGTAGAAGCTATTGCAAAACCAATAGAATTGCAAATGGAATATACTATTCTTGATCCTAAAAATCCTGATCCAGATAAACCTAAAGTATTTAAATTAAATAAATTAGAAATAGATCCTAATACTTTAGGTTATGACAGAAATGTAGCAATTGTAAGAAAGATGCAAGATATTATGGATTTAATTCCATTAAATCCACTTAATTGGGGTATCGGTAGTTTAAATAAAGGTTTAGGTTATATAGATGATACTAAAAATATTTATACTCTTGGAGATGTCTTAAATTTTGAAGATCTTACTTTACAATTTCATAATATCTTTTTAGATAATAGAATAATAAGAAGAGTAAATATTAGAAATCGTCTTTTACCTGCGACTCCTTTTAATATATTAAAACAAGCTTTATATAAACCTATAAATTATTTATTATCAGTAAAAGATATCATACAGGCCGATTTAGCAAGACATCAAGAAATTAATAAAATAGATGGATTCGGTGTAAGAGATAGAAATATAAGAAACTTAAAATTAAATTTTAAAGCAGCTGGACTTTTTAATGATAATCCTCTTGTTAGTCCTAGTGGTAATACTTCTACAAAAATAAATGTAGAAAAAACTATAAATTTAACTAAAGATACTAGTGGGGATTTAATAGATAATGTAATCGAATTTATTGTTGAATCTGAAGTACAAAGTTATAAAGTAAGAGAGACATATAAGAAATATAATCCTTCTATTCCGGGAGAAGTTTCATATGGAAATATGAAATATTATGCTTCTTCTAATCAAATAAAAGAAAGAAATATATTAAAAACAGCACGATTAAGAAAACAAGGTAAATTAACAGAATTAGTAATAGATAATTTAACTTTTAAAAGAGGTATCTATTCTGTTGCTGTTGGTTATTTACTTATTGATAGTATATTTAATCCTTCTAAAGGGGCGGGTTTATTAGAACAAGTAGCAGTAGATTATGTCTTATGGGGAGAAGGATCTCCTGATTATCAAGCTAATGGTTTAATTTCTGGTAATGTATATTGGCAATTAACAGCAACAACAGCTACTATTGCTACAAGTATTTATGTAGGTACTTCTAGAACTCATTATACTGAAAGTGTTACTACTGTTAAAAATCTCCCTGTTGAAAAACGAAATTTATTAAAAGATAGAATAAGAACAGCTATTGATGCTAATTTATTACCTAAAGTTGATGGTAATGTTTATTCAATAATAAGTAAAAGTGGTAATGATTATGATATTAAATTAAATCAAGATATAGCAGTTAAAACTCCAAGAAAATATGGAGATGTATATAGTAATATTTTAGGAACTTATATAGCTCTTAGAGGGGGCTTTTTTGTTCTTAATCAATTAGGATCTGGTTTAGGTAGAATAAAAAATGCCATTGTAGGAAGAGCAGATAAATTAAATTATGATGTAGTAACTGTAGGAGAAATAGCACAATTTAAAGAAGCTCTTTTAAAAAGTTTAGATAAAGAAGGAGAAGCTTCTAGTTCTACTACTTTAAGATTAGCTGGAATATTTAGTGCAGATAGTTTAATACAAACTTTAAATATAGTAGAAGATGAAAAACCTATTGCTAAAAAAACAAGCATGTTTGTTTTACAAGCAACATCACAAATGTTTCAATTCTTTTTAGGTTTTAGTACTGAAACTATATTTAGAAATGAAGAAGTTAAAAAAGTAATAGGACTTAAATTTGGTTTTCAAGGACCTCCTGTTACAGGTATCAATTATTTATTTGAAGCTCCTATTTCTTTTATTCCAACTGGTTTAAAAGGAAAAGGTATTCTTAATGGTGATACATATTTTGTACAAAGACAAGAAGGTATGGGATTATTACAATGGTCTCAAGCTCTTGGTGATTTTACTTTTCAAAGTTTAGTAGCTTTAAGTTTCATTTATGGGGTATCTGCGACAGTAGGACTTACAAGTGATTTTGCTAAAAGTATAAATAATAAAAATACAGGAATAATAAATGAAACTTTAGATGCAATAAGTATTTCATCTAGAAATGTTCAAAATATGGTTATGTCATTAACCAAAGCCGGAACACAAGGTTTAAGTTGGTTAGATACAACCGCTGATAATTTTTCTAATGCAGTTATAAGTTTTACTAAATTACCTTATAAAACATATGAAGGTTTAAGAAATTCTGTATTAGCTAGAAATAATTTAAAAAATAATAATACAAAATTAAGAGGAAAATTCTTAAGAGGTATTGTTTTAGGATATTTATTATTTTCTGCTGTAGACAAAGGGCAAAATTTATTAAGTGATACTTTATTTGGAGAAGAAAGTCCAGGGGCTTTAAATATAGCTAAATATATTCTCCCTACTACTGCTGCTACCGCTGGTATAAGTTATTCTTTCTTAAAAGATAATAATGCTATAGTTAATACTCTTAAAACTAAAAGCACTATTTTTAATAACTCTTTTAATAAGTTAGCAAAGATTGCAAATACTATTGATAGTACAGCTATAACTAGAAATATAAAAATAAGAAAATCAACAGCTTTTATTGTTGCTACTTCTGTAATATATAACTGGTTTAAAACCGATTCTAATTTTGGTTTTGCTGTTGATATGGATACTGATACTACTCAAAGAATAATGAGTGTAGGATTAGCAGGTGGTTTAACAGGAACTGCTTTTGCTTTAGGTAGAAACTTAGCAGTAGAACCTGGAGATATATTAAATGCTTATTTAAAAACTCAAAGTTTAGAAGAAGTAACTAATAATGCAACTAGTTTTAATTTAAAAAAAATCAAACAAGAAATGTTAAAGGTAGCTAAACCTTTTACTAATGTAGTAGCAGAAGCTTATAAAAGTTATATTAATTATAAAACGACTCGTTATGCTGCAAATTATATAGAATTTTTAGATAGTTTAAATACTCCTAATGGAGTCTTAATATCTAAAGAATTAGATAAATATAAAATAAAAGAATTACAAGCTGGAGATACTAAATTTAAATATACAGAAGAAGATGGAGTTATAAAATTTACAGATGAAACAATAGATTTTATTAAAGAGTCTAGAAAAAAAGCACAAATAATAGTTAATAAAAGAGCAGATCAACTTGTAGATTTTATTAGAAATGAAAGACAAGCTATAAATACTGTAGCTTCGGGTAATAAAAAGAATATTAATTTATTAAGAGATGCCTTTGAAGATAAAGCATTTAGTAATTATTTAAGTCATAAAGGACTTAAAGGGAAAGGATTAATATTAGGTTTTGTAGGAGTAGCGGCGCTTACAACTATAACAACAGCGGTTGTAAATATTTATGGAGGTATAACCAAAAAAGGTTATATAGATGGTTCTAATAAAGATAATTTCTTTGGAGCTTTAGATGGTACACCTCTTGAATTTTTAGCAGATACTGTTCGTTTAATAACAGGTACTGATAGAAGTGTAAGTCCTTCTATATATGAAGGTGGACTTCAAGGAGAACAAATAGCTCAAAGTGTTAAATTATTAAAGAATACTGATAATGACACTAATACATTATTAAGAGCTACTGAAGCTTTAATGACTCCTTTACTTATTAATGCTTCTAATGTTTTTATAACAACAGGATCTGTAGGTATAAGTATAAGAAGTGCTGAAGAAGGACCTAAAGTAACTACATATGCTCAATTTCAAACAGCAGGTTTTGATATATCTACTGCTACTTACGAATTAGTTAAAAAATATAATATTGGTTATGGTTATAAAAATGCTAAAACTAATATGATAATTCAAAGAGAATTAAAGAAAATATCTAATGGAGTTCAATTAAATAATGATACTTTATTAGATTATGGAGCTGTAACATTAACTAGAGTATCTGCTTATGTAGATCCTTTAGTTGGTAAAGAAAAAAGAAAAGTATCTAAAATATTAGAAACATATCAAACTGCTAATGTAACTTCAAGTCCAATTGTATCTATTATTTTAAAAAGTAGAATAAGAGATACAAAACAATTTGTTAATCAACCTTTAGAATCTATTATAGCGAGATCAACTTCAGTTACTGATATATCTATTTATAATGTTTTATCTGAAAAAGTTGTAAGTGATTTAGCTTTAAGTAATGGAGTTGAATCATTCTTAACAGATGAAAATAGTAAAAGATTAGTTTTTATTCGTTTAGGATATCATTTAAAAAACGCATTTAATAAAGAAGCTAGATTAACTGCTTTATTTTTTAGTAATAAACAATTAAAAGCTACAGGACCTTTAACAGAAGAAGCTATATCTAGTTTTGAATTACAAGTAGCAGAAAAGAATGAAGTTCAAAATGGATTTTTAAAAGTAGTATCAAGTCTATTTACTGATTGGTTTTCTTTAGTTAATAATTTAACGAAATTTGCTGGCTTAGGTAGCCCCGCAACTTTCTTAATAATGAGTTTTACAACTTTAGGTTTATTATCAGTAGGATATGCTACTTTAAGTAAATTAACTAGTTTTAAAGGGGCTAGAGAATTTAGAATGTTAGACAATATGTTTAACATTAAAGGTGCTAATGAAACTGAAAGAATATTTTCTTTTAGTAGATTATTAACTGAAAATTCTAATAGAAATGGAGTTATATATATAGAAAATCAGGCTAATATATTTTCAAATCAATTATCAAATCCTTTATTATCAATAGAATTAACTGAAGCTTATAGTTCTATTGGTATAGAGAAAAAAATACAATTAGGTATAAATATAGAAAAAAGTTTAAATAGTGTATTTAGAATTGTAGATGATAGTAATCACACTTTATTAAGAAGTATTTATAATTTTGGTGATGAAGCTAAAATAGGTGAATTTTTTATATCTGATCCTGAGCTTTTAAATAACTTAAATAAACGTTTTAATATTAAAAATCAAACAACTGTCTTTTTAGAATTAGATGTATTTAAAACAAATGTTGTTCAAGTTTTAGATCAATATTATGATTCTATTTTTGAAGCAATAGAAAAAGCAGAAGTTTTAATAGGAGAATCAAAAGTAACTTTAACAGAAGTAATAAAAATAGAAGAGTTAAATACAATAAGAACAGCTTTAAGGGATAATGCAGAAACTATTATAGAGACTTTCTTTACGCAAAAATTAACAAATCAGATAGAGATAGATAAACAAAAAATAGCAAAAGTAAATTTAGGTAAGAATCAAAAAGACACTATTTTAGATTTACTTTCAATATTATTTGATGATTATTTAGATGATGAACTATTAGCGATACAAAGATATTTATATGTATTAAATCCTGCTGATGAAGGTATTATTAAAAATTTAACAAGAGCTTTAAGAACTATAGCAAGAGAAAATGGAGGTATTTTAAATGTAAAAAATAATCCATTTATGAAATCTATATTTACTGGTAGATCTGTTACAATTAGAGATTTAAATTTACCTGAAGATATTAAATTAAGAAGAACGCAAGAACCATTTCAGAAAAGATTTAGAAAAGGATTAAATAAAACTTGGAAAGTAGCAGGTGGTGTATTTAATACTATTAATATAGGTGCTGATGTTATAGATACTTTTGGATTTTTATCTAGATATGGATATGCATCTTATGATGGAAGTTTCACCGAAGCTGAATTAGATTATTTAGCATTAGAAGCTGCTAATGCTCAAGTAGGAGCTATTCTATTTGCTAATATGATTAGTCTAACTTTTAAAGGTTATTATATACCACAGTTATTAAAACTTAGTACTAAAGCGCCTGTAATAGGTGGAGCTGCAAAAGGTATAGCTGGGGTTGTAAGTAATATAAGTAAAACTCTACAAGGTGTACCAGCACCGATAAAAGTAGGTGCTATATTATTAGGAGTAATAGGAATAAGTGTAGCAGCAACTAGAAAAAATAAATATAATGAAAGTTTCTTAGATAAAAGTTTAAATGCATTAGAGAATACTTTTAGAACGATATCTAAAACAGTTTCACCTACTATAGCTAAAGCACAAAAATCAATTATCAATTTAATTGATAATCCTACTTGGAAAGATTTTGCTACAGGGGGTCTTTCTGGATTCGCTTTTGGTTTAACTTTAGCGACATTTTTAGCGGGAACTATAGCTGCTGCTGTTACTGCTCCTGTATGGGGTACTGCTTTAGCTATAATAGGTATTAGTACATTAGTCTTTGCTACTATTAATGTTACCCCTTTAGGTAAATTTATAAGTGATAGATTATTTGATTTTAATAGATGGGCTAGTAAAGTACCTATTCTTAATTTCTTTTTCACTTCAGAAGGATCTAGTTTATATTTATTAGATGATCATACTAGTGGTCCTATATTTTTCGCTTCATCTAGACAAGCAGTAGAAGCTACTATTGAAAAATATTATTCATTAGAAGATGATGTAGGAAATACCATAACTATGAATTATTTATTTGGACCTTCTTTAAATAATCAAAGAAATACATCAAGTAGTCAAGTTCCTGGATTAGAAAAAGGTCCTATACAAACAAATAATTCTAATATTGTAAATGCGATATTAATGTCTAGATCTAAATATTTTAGACAACAAATAGTAGGAACTTCTATATATTTAAGAGTAATAGAAAATTATAAAAATCAAAATAAATTAAAAGAACAATTAATAAAAGATGCTTTAGATAAAGAAACTGCTATTAAATTAAATAAAGAAGCTGAAAATCTTCGAGAAACAGATCAAAAAAATATAGCATCAATATTAACTAAACCTAATAAAGATTTTACAGATGAAGCTGTTATTATTGCTTTAGGAGCTTCTGGTAATAATGATAATGAAATCCCTGATACTTCCAAAAGAACTGAAACAAGTATAATAGTAAGTAGAACAGATTTTCATAATCCTGTTTTAGAATTCAATAATGAATCTATTTCTAGACAAGCTTCAAGAGAGATGATAGTAGCTACTAAACTTGGAGTTTCTAAAGAAAATAATAAAATAAAATTAAACGAAAGTATATCAACTAATAATGATTTATTATTAAGTGTAATACCTGAATATGTATCTTTTAGAGCTACTGTATAATAAATGGCTAGAGCAAATCCTAGATTTAATCGATTAAATTTATATTTTAAAGAAGAATTCCCTTGGCAAAATAATTTATATATACAAGACGTATTTACAAAAAGAGACTTATATAACTTTTGGTGTAAATTTATTTTATATAAAAAAGATTCAAAAGTTTTATGGTTAATTTTTATAAAAGAATTTACGGTAGAGTTTTCTTATAAAGAAGTAAAAAATATTTTAAAAGAATTAAAAGAGAAAGAATTAAAATTATTTAGAGTATATCAATATATGTGGTTATCCTATCAAAAAAGGATAAAAAAATCAGAAGCATTATATTGTGACAGTTCTACCTTCAAAAGAACATGTGATAAAGCTTGTATATTTATATTAAAAAAATTATTTAAATTAAAGAAATATGACTAATCCGTTATTAATATATTTAAGACATCAATCAAAAGATAAAGAATATTGGGAATATAAAGGAAATGTTATATCTATTTATGAGATAAAAGAAGTTATAAATAAGATAGCCATTACAGATCCTTTATTATATAGAAATATAATACAAATATTCAATCCCACTAATACTAAAATAATAGCCGAACAAATATTAAATGTAGAGAAACCAACTTTATTTAGAAATTGGGAAAAAGCGGCTAATTTAATTATGAATAGAATTTTAAATAAAGATGTTATAATTCCTATGACAGGTATTGATGTTTTACAGAGAGATACAATAGTCTAATGGAATATAAAAATGTTTTACAGCTATACAAAAATCAGTGTGAAAAATTAAAAAAATTATTAATAGATACTTCATTAATAGGAATTGAAGAATGGTCCATATTATTAGAAGAATTTTTTGAATTAGAAGAATTATTAAGTGATCCAATTATTTCAGAACCTTTAGATAATGTAAAATTAGAAGTTAAATCACCTGTTGATAAATATGGTGTAGGTTCTTATGTTTTAGCTTTATATGAAGATGGTGTATCAGTTGATAATATTACAAAACAATTAGAGTTACAAAATATATATATTGATACTATTGATTTAACCAATTGGATTATTGAAATAAATAAACAATCTATTATTGATAGAACAACAAATAGATATGGAAGTGTATTTGATACAACCAGTCAATTACAAAATACATTAAATAGATTAGAAGAATTAGCTATAAAAGTAGAAAATGAAAATAATTTATCTAATTTTAAAAAGACATCAAAGTATGAAGTATTATTGAGTGTAATATCAGAAATTAGAAAAACAATTAAAGATGGGCATGAATTTACAAAAACAATTCAAGCTTTACAAAAGATAGACAAATTTCAACAATATGTTATTGAAGAAATAAAACAAGAATCCCCTGAATGTGCTCAGAGGATTTTTAGAAGATTATCTAATTTAGCTACTGTATTTAGTTCTATGGATTTAAAGGGATTTTAACATTTCTTCTATAGACATATTTTTATTTAATTCTTGTTGTGTTTCGGGATAACAATAATTTAAATAAGGACATATTTTACCATAATTATCTAAACATTTAGAATATTTACTATCAGGAGAATGTTCTTTATAGAACATTCTTTCTTCTATCATTTTTACTCTAAAAAAGAAATTCTCTACTATATCTTTCATTCTTTTTTTATCTACTTTTACTAAATTTAAATTTTGATATTTTATATTTTCAATCCCTATAAATTTAACTTCTTTTCCTGTTAATTTTTCATATGCGTAAGCATATATATATAATTGTTCATTATTAGATACATGTAATAAATCCATTTCAGAAGCTGAAGATTTATAATCTATAATACCGATACCAGTTTCACCTTCATATGAATAAATTCCAATTTTATCAATATAAGCTCTTAATAAATATTTTTCATTATCTGTTATATAACAAGGATTTAAAATTTCTTGGGTTTCTTTATCTAAATGACTTAGACCAAATTCTACAAATAATACTTCTTGTTCTTCTTCTGGTTTTTTATAAATAGATAACCAACGAAATGATTCCGCATATAATTCACTTATTTCAAATTCAAAATTTGTTTGTGAATATTTTTGAAAATAACTATTTATATTTTCTTTTAATTCATCTAAATTTAATTTTTTAACTTCATTTTTCCAATCAGTAGTAAAGGTAGGATTCTTTGCAATTCCGCCATCTTTTTTTCTAATAGCATCTTTTTCATTATAATCTTTAGATGCTCTTGTATATAAAGTTTGAATATGTTTATTATATTCTTTTAAATGTTCAATAATATCTTGATTAATAGAATCTTCTATAACACCACTTGAAATTAAAGTATCTATAAATACTAAATCTAAACATTCTAATAAATCTTTATTTTCAAGATTCATTAATTCTAAACTATTATGACATATACTTCCTAAAAGGGTAGAATAAGAAAAAGAATATTCCCTTAATCCTAATACATATTGATATTCATAATATTTAGAACAAAGGGAATATGATTTTAATTTACTTACTGAAAAGGTTTCCTGATTACTATATGGAATCCTTTTAATAGCATAAGAGGGTTGCATATAAATACATTTTTTTTATTTTTACCCTCTAATTATATCACATATATACTCCTGCGTTATATTGAATAAATAAAATTATTAACATAATAATTAATTAATAAACTATCAGCTATACCATCTGAATATTCTGTTTTTCTTTTTATATGTAAATTATATTTATTAGACCAATAAATATTAGATAAATTTACATTAGGAAATAGAGTTTTGCATATTAATAAATTTCTATATTTATTATCTTTTAATTTTTTTAAATAAGTTGTATTTTTAGGTATTTTAGATTTAATAGATATTTTTTTTAATTTACTAGACCAAGTGGAAGGATGAATTTCATATAATTCAAAATTTAAAGTCATCAAGATACCTTTCAAAATACCACAATGTTCTATAGTTTTTGAATTTAAATATTGTGATTCTATATAACAAATATAATTTTTATTTTTATATTTTTTTAAGATACCAATAATAAAAAAATAATCTATTTTATATTTTTTATTTTCTCTTTTTACTGGCATAGGATATATATAATATCTTGTATTAGTTTGAATACAGATAGCGCCTTCATATCCTGGATCTATTGTTATTAAATGCATAGTTAAACTTCTTACTGCGTATTTTTATATCCCAGTATGTAGTAACTATAGCGTATAAAGAATCATTTTGTTTAAGAGAAACTACAGATAAACCTCTTAATTTATCAATATAAGGTTCATAAATAGTATTTAAAAGACATCTATCAGTAATAATATGTTTTTTAGCTCCATGAGAATGAAAAGATTTACCATATATAATAGCTATCTTTAACATTTCATGTGTAATAGCTCTTTGAGCTTTTCTTTTTTCTACATGATTTTTTTCAATTCCATCTATATAAATTAAATTACAATTTATCTTTTTATCATTTTTAGCAAGAGTATCAATTTTTCTCTTGCTTTTATCCACTTGTTTTAAATTCCTCCGATAATTCTAAAATGTTAGGATAGAATTCGTTATAAAAACTAATTTTATAATTTAAAAATTTGGGAAGAACTTTAATATTTAATTTTTCTATTTTGTCAGATAGAAAAATATTTTGATACATTTTATTTAACTTAGATAGATCTATTTTATTACTAATCATATAAGAGATATCCTTATAAAATTCAGTAACTTCTTCTATATTAATTTTATTTAAATCTTTCTCAGCGGCTAAAAGTTCAGAAACTTTAAAATCAATTACCATAAAGCCTTCAAGAGTAGTTAAATCTTTTTCTCTTAAAGAAAAACTAACATTAGAAAGAATATTAAATAATAAGCTTTTCATATTCGGTCTCCCATTTAGGTTTTTTAATTTTAGATAATAAGAATCTTCTTCTATAAAAAGAAGGTAAATAAGATAAATCTTTTATTATTTTTTTATGAGATTTAGTTAATACACCTCTATTTTGTAATAATTCTAAATTAGGAAAAAATTTATTATATGATCTTAAATGAAAATCTCGAAAATATTGATAAATCAAATTTCCCATTTTAAATTCAATAGATCTACGATTATTTATTTCATATTCAATATCATATAAAGTATAAATTTTTTCTTTTAATTTTTGAATACATAATTCTAATCCATAAGTTTCTCCTTCTTTATTTGATATTAATTCCATTTCAAATTGCATTCCTTTTATAGTATGTAAATAATTATCTATACAATATGAAGTATTTACAGCTGTACTTAAGGTTTGTCTTTTCCAAGTTTTAAAATTTAAAATTAATATTGGAAAAGGATATACAACATTTGTATATATATAAGGTGATATATATAATAAACCTTTCATACTAATTTCATTAAATAATCAATACAACTATAATCTTTAGGAATAACTTCAGTTAAAATACTCAAATCTTTATCTTTTAATTTACATAATTTTGCTAATTCTATATGTTTACTAAAATCATATTTATATTCTTCTATCAAAAAATCTAACAAATCAATAGAAGAATTATAGATATTTTTTATAGCTTTTTTATAAGAATAATTAAGAAAATAATCATTAATATCTTTACCTAATTCAGGAGGGACCATCCATACTTTAAAATTAAGATTAGGTAACATATGTTGTAAATTTATCAATTCAGGTAAAATCCTACTCCAACTTTTATATTGATTAGGATATATAGGATGATCTAAAGGAAATCTATCATTATCAAAGACACATATTATTTGTTTTAAATCTTTAAATTTAAAATAATGACTTGATAATTTTTCTATACCTAACATACCTAAAACAGGAATACCATATTGATATAAAGTGAATGAATCAGTACATCCTTCAGTTAAAATTACTGTTTTTTTATTTTTATAATTATTTAAATTATTTTCAAATAATAAATATTGAGTAATTTTTGTTTTATAAGTTTTAGAACATTTATATCTAGAGATTAAGTCTTCACCTGTATCATCTTTAGGAATATCATTTATATATCTACCATTAAGATGAACTAATTTATTATTTCTAGAATAGATAGGAAAAATTATTCTATTTCTAAAATAATCATTTCCATATTCATCTACTAAGTTATGTTTTTTTAATAATGTTTTATCTACATCATACAGTTTTAATAAATTAAAAGAAGGGGCGTAACCTATCATATAAGTTTCTAAAAATTCAGATAAAAATCCTCTTTTTTTCAAATAGTTAATAGCTACTTTCCCTTCTTTAGAAAATAAATAATTATTATAAATAGAAATAATATGAGTTAAGAATTCATTTCTTTCATCATAAATTTTAGAATTATTAATACCAGCATTATTTTCTAATTCTAATAAAGCTTCATTATAAGAATAATTATTTCTATAAGCATAGAAATTAATAATATCTTTAAATTTATTTAAAGAACATTTTGTAGAAAAACATTTAACGCCAGTATCATATAGATAAAATTTATTTCTTTTATGACATTCTGGACAAGTATTAGCTCCTTTTTTTAAATCAGGAAATAATGAATTACCAGAATAAATATTTAAAATATTTTGAATTCGTTGTTTATATTCTTCATTAAGCACTTTTACATTTCCTTTCTAACTCCTTAATAAAATTAATATATTTAGGTTCAATAAAACAAGCTTTAATAAAATCATCTTTAGTTCCAATTAATCTTAAACCTTGAGGTGATCTAACTCTAGATAAAGCGACTGCTAATCCTCCACTAAGTCTAGAAAGAAAATTTTCTTTTAAATATACTTGAGCTTTATCAATAGTTAAACCTTGTGTTCTATGTACGGTTAAAGCGGAACCTAATCTTAAAGGTAAATATTCTATTTTACCTATTCTTCCATTTTTACCTATAACATTACTATAACGAGTAGTTGTAGATATAATCTTTTCACTATTATCTCTTAATAAAGTGACAATAACAAAATTATCTCCACATTCTTTTATATGTCCTAAATCACCATTTACATAACCTTGTTGTTTATTATTATTTAATAAAACAACAAGAGCATTCTTTTTTAAAATAATTTCATTAGGAATATTTTTCCAATCACTTAATTGAGGACCCGTTCTTATAGATTTATAAGAATATTCTTTCCCTGCTAATTCTTTCAATTTTTTATAATTAAAAGTATCTACTTTATTATTAGTACTAAAAAAAGTAGAACCATCAAAATTTTCATCTATTCTTTGACTAAATTCTATATTTTCAAAAAACCAATCAGCTATATCTTTTGCTTTTCCTAATCTAATTTGATTTAAAGCTTCAATAAAATCTTGATTTTCTTGTCTATAAATTTTTGTTCTATATTCTACTTCAAATAAATTCCAAGCAGGGACTTCAAAAAAAGAAGGTGTTTTATTATTTTTACTAATAACAGGTAATTGTCCTGGATCACCTAAACATAAAAGAGATAACGGTGAATTATTATTTTTATTAAAACGTAATAATTCTTGAATAATAAGAGTAAAAGAGATTCCATCCATCATAGATATTTCATCTAAAGCTATCCCTTTAAATTCTTTAGAAATCTCTTTAAATTTTTGAAATAAATAATTTGAATTTTTCAATAATTTAGAATATAAATCTTGAGCATTATAATATTGTAAAAGACTATTAATAGTACAGCCACCAACATTTAAAGCACTAATACCAGTGGTAGAAGTAACAACAGCATAAGTAGGATCTTCTTCAATTAATTGATTTAAGGTATAACTTTTACCACAACCAGGTGGACCAATAATAGCATTAAAAGTGTTCATGTATTTCTTCCTCTGAAGTTGTAATTACATAATCATAATTTTCTTTACATATTTTTTTTCTATTACTACTTTGTTTAGAAAAATAACCTTCATCTTCAAAATCTATAAAATAAGGTCTTAGATTTTTATTTCTATTTCTAATCAATCTACCTAATTGTTGAATAATTTGATTTTGATTATTACCAGCGGCTACATTAATAGCAGCAGCTAAAGCATTAATAGAAATACCATCACTAAATATCTTTTCAGAAGCTAAACAAATATCACAATCATTATGTTCTAATTCTTTAATTATTTTATTTCTATCTGATACTTTTATATCTCCATGTATTATTCTAATTTCAAAATTACATTCTGATAATAATTCTAATAATATTTCAGCATGTTCTTTTCTTTTAAATAAAATTAAAATAGGACCTTCTTCTAAATAAATTAATTTTTTAGCTAATCTTATAATTAAACTATTTCTATATTTATTTCTTACTATTAAATTTGTATAAGCTATGTTATATAATTTATGTGAATATTGACCTTGTAATCTAGTTAAAACTTTAGGTGAACAAAAACAAGTTGGTGCTTTTATAAATAAAATCTTAGGATTTTCAATATAATTTTTTTGAATTCCTTCTTGTTGTTCAAATTTAATTAATTTAGGTCCATAAACACATTCATTAAAAAAAGGTAATTTTACATTAGGAGTAGCAGAAGTAGCTAATTTATATTCAGCATTAATACAATTATTAATTACACTAGCTCCTGTAGGATTACAATGTTTGTGTAATTCATCAATAATTAATACTTCTACTTTTTCTAAATAATCTAAAACTTTTTTTGAATTTGTTTTTAATTTAGAATAAATAGTATTAGGAATACAAATAGTAATAGGTTTAATATTAAAATTATTATTTCCTATAATTCCTATTTCTGATTTATCTATATTTAAATAAGTAGATAAATCTTTTTGAAATTGAATTAATAAATCAATAGTAGGAACCATTACTAAACGAATGGTATCTTTTTTAAAATGATTTAAAATTTCACTTATACAATAAGATTTACCAAAAGAAGTAAAAGCTTGTAAATAACCTCTTTTTTTTTCTAAAGCTTTTTTTACATATTTAACTTGTTCAGGTCTTAATAATTCTTGTAATTGATGTTCTTCTTTTAATTGAACTTTAGAATAAGTTCTTTCAAATTGAATATCATGATATTGATTAAAAAATTTTAAAAGAGGTGGTAATAATCCTGTTGGATAATATAAAACTTCATCCTTTTCTGAATATTCAAAAGGACTATAATAAAATTCATTTATTTTAGTAAGAACAGGATAACAATCTTTTATTAAACTTTTTGATTCTTCATCTATAAAAAAAGAGTAAGCATTTATAATAGTTTTAGCTTCTTCTTTTTTTATATTTACAGAACCTATTGTTGCATTAAATTTAAAAGTAACCATAAATAAATAAAGAGGAGGGTTTAATATCCTCCTCTTTTTTAAACTATATTTGCTTTATTTTTAATCTTCATCAAAAGGATTTACATCATCATCATCTTCTTCTTCTACGACTACAGTTCTAAGAGGAGGTAAATCATTATCATAAACTACAGTTTGAGTATTTTCTAATTCAGAATTAGGAATAACTACATATTCAGCAGTCTTTTTAACTTCTTGTACTAACTCTTGTACTTTTTTCAATAAAGCTACATTAGGAGCATTAGCTTCAAAATGAAGATAATTCTTAGGTTGACCTGGAGCAATAAAAATACTTATTTCATTAAAATAAGGAATTTTACGAAGAGGATTATTTTGAATTTCAGGATTTTTAGATTTAGCTAGACTACTACAAAGAGTAGCATAACCTTCAACTTCTCTTACTTTTTCTTGACTATTCCATACACCAGATAAACCAGATTTTTTAGCTAGATTAATTTTTAGAAGAATAAAATCTTCATTTTCCAAATCTTCATTATCTTTTGCTAAATCAGAAATATCATAATGAGTAGTAATTATTTCTGGTTCATTTTTAGGATTTTTTTTATCTATTTTAATAGTAGTAGTTTCAAAAGCAGTTACAGCAAAAATGATATAACTATTTTTGATATCACAAGTAACAGGTTTATTATTTACAGGATCAATATAAACTTCACCATCTATTTTTAATACATTATCCCCTCGTTTAATGCACTCAGAACAGAGTCCATTTTTAGAACCAAACATACCTAACTTTTCTACCAAAGGGTTAGGTTTACGAGGATTATAACCACCTACATAACTATTTCCTTTACTATCAGTAGCTTCATAATTATTATCCCATTGATATAATTGTTTCAATGGTTGAATATCAGGTTTTTTAGTAATATATTCATTTTGACTTTTATAACCAACTAAACGACAAGAAGTTTTATAAGATTCAGAATTTCCATCCCATTTACCCCATTTACTAGCAGCGGCTCCAATAGAAGCATGAGCAATATAACCAATAAGTTTGGTAATAGTACCTTTAATATTATCTAATTCTTCTGTAAAATCTTTATTATCAGGAAGAGACCATTGAAATTCTCCATTATCATTTAACCATTTATTAGAAGATAGATAACGAATATTTTCAAATTGAGGTTCTTTACCATAAGATACTGTATTAGTATTAGCACTCTCTTCAATATCTTCTAATAAATTATTAATCATATCTGCTGATAGCAGATCACTTCCCAATAAAGAATTAAGATTTTCTTGTGTTACAATTTCATTACTCATAATAAATTTAACCAATATTTTAATTTTTTTATAGGATATTTTTTATATAGCCAAAGACTATATAAAATACAGGCCTCTTTTAAAGAAATATAATTTAAATATATTGCTTGTTTAAGCTATAAAAGACCTTGTAAAAATTCAGGTTGTTCTTTCTTTTTAATAAAGAAATTTTCTAAAGTAGATGGATAAGAACCTTTATCTATAAAGAAAGACCATAATTCAGCTGAATTAGAATTTTTTACTAAATTTAAAAATTCTAAAGTACCTATTTTATTTAATTTATATTGTAATTTCCCTTCAATAGAAATCTCATATAAATTAATTAAATCTTCTATAGATACTTTCTTTTTATTTAATTTAACAAAAATAAGAATATTTGTTAATTCAGAATTTAATTTAGTGGGATTATCTTTAAATTTATTCCAAAAATATTCAGCAGCTTCTAATTCAAATAAAGATTTTAATTTTTGATAATTATTAGAATATAATTTATTATCTATATTTAATAATTCAACCCAATCTTTTTTAAATAAATTATTTTTAATAGATTTAGATGAAGTATTTAAATAAATAGTATTAAACTTATTTTTACTTTGTATATCTAAAATTTTATTTCCTATATATGAAATAAGATATACAGGTTTATTTAAAGGAGAACCTAATAATAATAAATTATAAACTTCTGTAGGATTATCTAATTCAATATAATTATAATTAATATTTTTTACTCTTAAATGATGTTTGAGTAATAAAATATTTTGTGTATTTAAATAAATCACAATAAACTTAAAAGTTCATCAAAAGTTTGAGCTTGTAAGACATTTTTCTTTTCTAAGAAATCATCCATTTGTTTAATAGTTACTTCTGATTTTGGCTTTATTTTTTTTATCTTAGTTAACTTTTTATTTAAATAAATAGATAATAAACTTTTAATAGGATAACTATTAACTAAAGTTTTATATCTTAAAAGATCAGATAATAAAGAAATTCCATCTTCAGTTAAATAAGAGACTCCTTCAGTTAAAAAATCTATAAGGACAGAAGTAAGAATAGAATAATCTAAATCATCTATTTCTAAAGATAATCCGCTTTCTAAATTATTAATAATAGATTTAGCTACACTTTTATCTATACCTTTATATAAATAATCAGTTACTAATTCAGTAGTAATAGAACCGATACTTTCTAATTGAGATACTGTATTCCAAGATTCTCTAAAGTTTTTTTTATTTTTTGCTATTAAATAAGCGGCATCATATTCTATTTCTCTTTGTTCAGAAATAGTTTCAGCTATTTGATTATAAGTATAAGGTTCCATTTTATAATGAACACATCTACTAACAATAGCTTCAGCCACAGCTGCATTTAATCTATATAATTTTTCTAAATCCATAGAAATTAGAATCCAAGTAGTAGTATCAATACTATGTTCTAAAGGTTCTAATAATTTAGAAATTAATTGATGACTCATTAATTCTGCTTCATCAATAATTATAAATTTTCTATATTGATCTGGTCTTACATCTTTTGCTATAGGTAATGTTTTAGATTCTTCAATAAATTTATCTAAGACATTTTTAGCTTCTGTTAAATCAGAAATTGTGTAATATAAAATATTTGAAGTATCTTTACCTATACAAACATCACAATGACCACAACCTAAGTAACTACCTTCGGGTCTATTTTTACATAAAGTAGATCTAGCATAAATTAAAGTAGTAATAGATTTACCAACAGAGGGAGGCCCTGAAAATAACATACTACCAAAAGATAAATTAGCATCTATAGAATTCTTTTTACTATGTAAATTATTAGCTATTACTTGTTTTAAACTATTAGTTACTAAAGGTTGCCATTTTATTTCATCTAAATTTTTAGGGGCGTAATGTTTAAATAGACTCATTTATAAATTCAAGAATAAGATTTTTAGTATTTTCTAAATCTTGTTTAAAGAAATAGTTAGACATACCAAAAGACATAGGATAATTTTTAGTATTAATTAAATTATCTAACATTTCTTCTTTTCTTTTCATACTTGCTTTAGATTTTAAAACAATAGCAACTTGTTTATAAATATTTTCATAATTTCCATTTAATTTTTTAATTAAACCTCTCTCAATATTAATAGGATTTTCACACACTGTTACAGGATGTTGTTTATAAAAAAGAATTTTATTTCTATTAGCAAATATAGTTTCTGATTCTCCAAATAAAGATTTAATAGGATCAGAACCCGCTAATAAAATAGGAGTTTTAGGATTAAATAAAGTTAACTCTTTATCTAACCAAGTTTTTTTACATATTTGTCTATGTTTATCTTCTATTGTTATATTTCTTTTTTTACATTTAATTGCGTTAGTAAAATAAGTATATTTTTCAAACGGTTTAAATTTATCATCTAATTCAGAACAATTATCAAAGATATATTTAAAACATCTTCTAATAAAAACACCAGCTGGAGTTTGATTATTTTTTCCTTTTCTATAAGTTTCAGGAGCTAAACTAAGATTATATTTTTCTTCAGCATTACCTGGATAAGAACTAATAACAATTAATTTAACTTGTTGAAAAGGAACTTCTGATTGTCCTGTTACAGATTTACCTGTAAATAAATTACATTTATTACATTTTCTATTTAAATCAAATTTGTAATAATAAGTCATGATTGTTGAACAATACTATAAAAGAATAATCTTAATTTTAAATTATTAGATAATTCTTCTTCTATAACAAAATATAAAATAGGTTCATCATCTCCTTCTAACATTAATTTACATTGATAAATATCAATAATAGTAGATTCTTTATATTTAGTTAAATTAGTGGCAATATTTAAAATTGAATAATTAATATCACTTTCAATAAAGTCACCTACTTCAATACAATTAATTTTAGCAGGATCTTTACTTTCATTTCCTTTTATTAACAAAAATTCGCCATCTACTTGTAAATTAATAGAATCGGAAACTCCTAAATTAAAAGATTGAAATAATAAAGCTGATTCTAATTGATTCTGAGGAATAGATATTTGAGAGTTATTATTCTCTTCTTTTAATTCAATTAAAGAATTTACTGTTTGTAATTCTTCATTTCTATATTCTGTATTTCTAATAATTACGATTCCTAATTCATCTTGAATATATAAACTATTTATATCTTCTAAGAAAGTAAAAATAGGATTATTGAAAGATTTAATAAAATTAAATTTAGAACATTCTGCTGTTATAGCAAAATTATTCATATCAATTAAAGGTGAACTTTCATCTGTAGATGAACAAACACTATTTAAAGTGAAAAAAGAACTAACTTCAAATAAACCAGAAATATTTACTGTTTGATTTTTATGATTAAATTCAAATAATAATTGATTATTTTGATAAGGAATTTTCTTAGAAAGAATATTCCATTCATTAATTTTAAAAGTTGCTGGTATAGGAGTATTAAGTTCAATTAATCTCATATTTTCATGAGCTTCTTGATTATTATATAAATCTAATACTACGGAACCATTTATTTCACTTTTAATATTTAAAGCATTATTAATAATAAATAAATTCAATCTTTCATCTTCTTTAAGAACCTTTCTTAATCTTTCTAATTGAAAAAATAAAATATAAAAATCATTATTTTCTTCTTGAGGTTTATTATTCGAAAGGATATCTACAAAAAAACATATTTGAAATTGTTGATTTTTTACAGCTTCAATTAATAATTTATTTCCTCTAATAGAAAAGAGAATTGCTTTTTCATCATCTCTTGTTACTAAATCTTTAATAGGAATAACTTTTTGTAAAACTCTATCAAACTCTTTAGAATTAATAATAATATCCATAAGTATTTATTTCCTTTTTATTAATAAAAAAATAGATCTCTATTTTAATTAGAGATCTTTAATAATATATATATAATTTTTTAATTATCGTTATTATTTTCTTCTGAATCATCTTCAGGATTATCTGAAAAACAATCATTAATTAATTTTTTCATTTGTTCTAAATTAACACTTTCAGAAGAAGTATCAGTTGATAAAGATATTCGTTCAGATATTAATTTAATTAAATTAGTAATAAAAGTAATATTTTCAGAGAATTCTTGAATATTTTGATCTAAATCAGCATTAATACCAAAATAATAAATATAAGAAATAATTAAATTATTTAAATCTATTCCATGAGAGATATTAATAAAACCGATATCAATTTGTTCTTCAATAGTTTTAAAGGCTTGAGCTTTAGTTAAATCTGTAATAGGAAGTTGAACTAATTCAATATCTATAGTTACAGTTTCTTGTAATTTATCTATTCTAACTGTTGTATTTTCATCTAAATAAAAAGAACACATAGATTTAAAAGCTTCTAAACTAAACATATCTTCTAATTTAGTTAAGATAGTTTTAGTTTTATTTATAAATTCATTATTATTCATAATTAAGTTAATGTTTCCAAAATTGAGACCATTCTACTTCAACTTTTGAAGGTAATTCAAAATTTAATTTTTGTTCAAATATATAATTCAAAGAATTTTCCATTTCTTGTTTAACTACAGTACCATAATCTAAAGCCATTTCAAATTCTTCTAATTCAGTACCTATACAACCATTAGGAATATTAGAAGTTGAATAACGAGATTTATCTAATACAGTTTTTGGTAATTTAAAATCAGGATCTTTTTTATCTGAAATAAAATCTAATTTTATAAAGCCAGGAACTATTACATTAATTTCATCATGACTAAGATTACATATTTCAGCTTTTCTATTATTTTTTAAAAGATGTTTATATTTTTGATTTAAGGATTCAAATTTATCTAAAGTTAAATTAACAAAAGCTAATTTAGTAGCATCGCTACCACAGCCTTGTATTTTAGCATTAATACCTTTTCTAGCGGCTGTATTTATATCTCCTAAACCTTTAGCATTAGTTTCAAAACAATTAATAATTCTTCCCATAGGAGTATAAGAAGTTCTTGTTCTTTTAATTATTTCTACATTAACATCTAACCATTCTTTTAATTTCCAAAAACCATTAGGATAACTAAAATATTTATCTAATAGATCTTGAGAATCTTCTACTGATATATTTAATTGTTGAGCGATACCTTCAGCACTACCCAAAAAAATAACTCTAAAATTTAAAGTTTTACCTTTAGGTCTAAATTCTTTTACTAAAGGATGAGATTTATTACATAACCAAGGAGTTTCCTCATATAATTTTTTTAAATCTGGATGAAAATTAGAAGCAGCTACAATATGAGAATCACATTTAGGATCTTCATATTCTTTTCCATTAGGATCTATTGGTTTAGGTATTTCTCCTGTTTCATATTTATGTTGAAGTCTATAGATATTAGCTAATACTTCATCTTGACTACAAGCAGCTGCAATATAACTTTCCATAGCACTATAATCAGCAGATACCCAAGTATATCCTTTAGGTGCTTGAAATATATGTCTTAAAGAAATATTAGTTTTCATAAAATTTTAGCATTACAATTACAAAATTCTTCTTCTGTTATTTCTACAACTACATTTCTTTTTGCTAAAGATTGAGCATTAAATTTACTAGCATCTTCAGTTCCTGAAGAACTACTCATTCTACCAGTACTAGCACCAATAGTATTAAAATTTGGATGAATACATCCTGAAATAGGATTAATTAATTTATCCCAATTTTTATCTACTAGTTTAGATAAATTTTTATATAAAATAATATTAGAAATTAATTCTTTTTTTTTTGTATTATCTTCTAATAAATTTAATAAAGAAGAAAAAGTTTCAGCGGAAGTATCTTCAATTTCTAAAAGATCTTCTGTATCAAGATTTTTAAAATAATCATTAATCATTTTTTTTAATTGAATAGGACTATTCAAACTTTTAGTAACATCTTTTGATACAAATTTAATTCTTTTAAAAATACCAGGTTTTATTTGAGTTACCTTTTGTCTTATTTCTAATTTAAATTCTTCTGCTATAGAAACTTTTAAATTTTCAATTTCATTATTAGTATTAATCAATAATTTATCTAATACCGTTTTATTAATTGGCATTCCAATATATTCTACTTTAGATATAGCAGCCATTGTTTTTTGTTCTAATTCAAATATATCTTTCATATCATATTGATTAATTATTAAATCTTTTAAGATGTAATAACCTTCAATAAGATAACTTTTATGATTTGTATTTTTAATAGCACCTACATCTAAAGCAGCATATTGTAATTGAGATTCTGTTTTTGTTAAAGAAGCCCAATTGGAAGTACCTTCAGATTTGTCTAAATGAATCTTAAATAAATCTCTACAAAAAGCTTTATAATTAAATTTTCTAATTTTAGCGGCTTTAAATCCAGTAGCTCCAGATAAAAGCCATAAAGCTACTTGTACACAATGAGTATTTTTTAAAAAAATATTATAAGAAGACATTATTTGTTGAATATCAAATTTAGCATTAAATGCTATTACTAAATAATTAGAATTTATATATTCAACTATAGGTTTAGTTTTTTCAAAACCTAAGATACTAACATCTATAAGAATAGGAAAATCCCATTCTAGAGTCATTAATTGAATCATTTCTACTTTTGAAGTGTGTCTATCTAAAGCAGAACTATTTTCAATCTCTAAAATAGGAGCTGTTTCTGTATCTAATCCTATAATTTTTTCTTTTGTATTTTTTAATAAATCTAGAGTTTCTTTTAAATCTTTTTCATTTTTAACATAATTACATTTTATAAGATCAGTTTCTATTAAATTCATTTTTAAGTATTTTTAATTGTTTTAATATTTCTAGAATAATCTATTCTAAATTGTGATTCACATTCAGAACACATATATTCTAAATCATTAATTTTAATTAAACTTGAATTTAAACAATTTAAACATTTATAAGATTTTAATTGTCTTAATTTTTTTCTATTTTCTAATTCATCATTCCAATGTTTCATTTTTTATAAATTTAATAATATATTTAATCAATATTATCAACAGATCTAAGCGCAGCTAATATAGAAGATATCATAGGATTTCTTACAATATCATGATCATTAAAGAATATACTTTTCACATCAGGTAAATCATTTAAAGACATAGCTACTCTACGACATAAATCTGATTTATTACTTTTATAAAAAAGATCTGATTGTTCTGGATCTCCTAATAATACCATTTTAGAAGAAGATTCAAATCTAGTTAAAATAGTTCTAAAAGCATGTAAAGTAAAATTTTCTATTTCATCTGCTATAACAATAGCATTTCTAAAACTTCTACCTCTTAAGTAAGTTAAAGTTTCGGTTTCTATTTTTGAAAATTCAAAAAGACTTTTTATTTCAGAATAAGACATTATATTTAATAATGCATCTATTAAAGGTTTAGCCAAAGGAGCTACTTTTTCTTCAAAGTCACCTTTCAAAGCACCTATTGATTGTTCATCTTTAGTAGGTACATTAGAACGTATATAAATTATTCTATTAAAATCATTAGAAGTATTATTAATTAAATGACATGCTGTTTGAGCTGCTAATGTAGTTTTACCAGTACCAGCAGGTCCAATACAAAAAGTAATATTATTATGTAATATACTATTTTTAAATATTCTATGATTTTCAGTAGCAGGTCTTATAAATCTTTCTGTTTTTATACAAGAAAAGGCAGCTGGAGATACAGCTGCCTGTTTCATATTTTGACGAGACTTTTTCTTACTCATTATAGATAATAAAAAATTTAATAATTTATTACCTATAAATGATTATATATTTTTAAATATAAAAAGTAGTCATTTTTAATAAGAAGGTATTAAACCTTCTACTTCACCATCTTCCATCATTTCTTCTACTTCATCATCAAGAACTACAGCTTCATCTATTTCATCTAATTCATCTTCAAGTTCTTCAATTCCTTCTAGAACTTCGGTTTCAACATTATCAGGTACGATAACATTAAATTCAACACCTTGTTCCACTAAAGAATCAAAAGTACTTTTAGTCATAAAAGTTAAAACAGGTACTACATCTTCTTCAGGAACAGAAGAATTTACTTTTTGATTAAAAGTATTTACTTTATATTCAATACTTCCATCTCTTTTTCTTTTTACATGATTAACTGGACCTACCTTAATGGATAATCCATTGGTAGCTTCTTTAGAATAAATAAGAAGATCGCCTTTGGCTAAAGTAGTATTAAACATATTAAGTATTACCTTTAGTTTCCTTTTTAGTTTCTGTTGATTTTGGTTTATTAGTTTTTGAACTTTTTGTAGTTTTTGAAGAACTACTTCTTTTTGGTGTAAGGGTTTGTGGTTCTTGGGGTTCAACTGCATTAATAAAGCCCCTTTTATTTTCTGGTGTAACTAAATTAACAGAAGGTTCTTTATAATAAGAACTTTCTTGTGGATTTAATGCTTCTATTGTATCACCATCTTCTAATTGTATCTTAGTATCTTTAGATTTATTTTCTAAAATAGATAAATCAGCTGGTTTATGTACTGGAATATCATTAAATGAAGTTTCAATAGTAGAAGAAGAATAATTATGAGGTGGTACTGTTTTTAATTTTGGAGAAGAATTAAAAGGTAAAAGTTCATTAATTACTTCATTCAAATTTTCTAAAGTATTTAATGTTGTAGTTTTTAAATTATTTAATTCTTCTAAATTTAATTTTTTTATTTCTTCTTTTGTCCAACCTTTTATATTTCGTTTTCTATTAGTCATAAGTTATAGTAAAGATTTTACTTCTTGTGTTAATTGATTTTGAAATTCAATATTATTTCTAAGTTCTAATTTCATATTATCTTTTCCTTGTGTTTTTATTTCATTTTCTTCACCTTTTTTATAAAAATACCAAGCACCACTTCTTTGAATTAAATCCAATTGAATAGCTATATTTAATAAATCAGAAACAATATCTATTCCAGCTATAATTTCTCCATTAGGAGTAGTAACACCAGAACAAATTTCAATATAACCTGTTCTCAATTTAGGACCTAATGAATTCTTTGTAACTTTAATTAAAGAAGTAGAAGAATCTATAGTATCTTTTTGTTTATCTCTTTTTAATTCAAGAATCATACTTGCATAAAAAGCGATTGCATTACCACTAGTTTTAACCGTACCACCACCATAAGAACTAATATTACTTCTTAATTGATTAATTAAAACAATAGTACATTTATTATTATCTGCGGTAGATGATATTTCTCTTAATACTCTAGAGTAAGCTTTAGCTACTATACCCATAGTATGTTCTTCCATAGATTTTTCTATTTCAGCTTTAGGTGCTAATGCAGCTACTGAATCTAAAACTACCATCCCAAATTTATTAGAATTAATAGATTTTCTTAAAAAATCTAATCCATCTTCTAAATTTTTAGGTTCTTGTAATGCAAAATTATCTAAATCTAATCCTGATTGTTGTGCAAATCCAGGATCAAATTTACATTCAGCATCTAATAATAAAGGAGGTCTACCAGATTTTTGAACCGCTTTCATAAATTGAACAGCTAAAGTTGTTTTACCTGAACTTTCCCATCCAAATAATTCTATTATTTTACCTTCTGGAATACCTCCACCTAAACAATAATCTATAGTCATTACTCCTGTAGATAAAAAAGTAGGTAAAGGTTTCTCTTTATTAACTGTAATACCTTTATAATTAGGATTCTCCCTTAAAATAGATTTTTCAAAATTTTCTAATTCTGTTAATTCTTCTTGAGTATAATTTATCATTTGTTTATAAATAAGAAATAAAAAAAGGCTATATATAAAACTATATAACCTTTTTATATTTTTAATTGAAAGTTAATTTTTATTTTAATCTTCTATATTACAATCTGTATTCTTCTATATTATTAAACTAATCTGTATTAACAGTAGTGGTACTAATTCCTGCTACATCAGTAATAAATCCACTAGGAGCAAAAGTTGTATCTTCTGATTTATCTGACTCTATTATATCTTTTTTATCAGAAATAACAGGTTCAATTAAATTTTCTTTTATTTCTTTCCATTCATAGGGTTCTTTTATATAATTAGAAGATTCTGTTGTATCACTAGAGTCTATATTTTTTATATCTGAATTTATAGTTTTAATTATTTGTTCTTTTAATTCATTATTATCAAATAGATTAAACTCATTATTAATTTCAAATATTTGAACTATAGAATATAGTGTTCTATATATTCCAGATATAATAAGATCTCCAGCTATATGATATGTACGTCTAATATCCTTAAATAATTCATAATTTACTTCATTATTAATTAAACATAATTTAGAAATAATTTCTTTAAATAATTCATCTTTATTATCTATAAAATATTCATTTAATTTAAAAAGAATTAAAGTAAACTCAAAGAAATTTAAAATATATTTTATAAATTTTTCTTCCGATCTATAAGAATATTTTAATAAGAAAGGAAAAGCACTATAATAAGTTTTATCTGAAGTAGTTATACCTTTATACCAAAAAGGTATATGAGTAGAACTAGAAAAAGACTTTGAGCTTAATACTTTTTTATTTATTTCATCTATCTCATAATTTTCTTCTAATAAATATTCTAAATTTTTAAAATCTTTTTTAAGATCATCTAAAATAATTTCATGTATCTCTAAGTTCAAAAAACCTTCATTTAAAATAATACTTCTTGTATAAGTTAAATATCTTTTAAATTCTGATTTTGACTTAAACTTATTATCTAAAATATTATTTTCTAATTTATTAAAAGAAATATTAGAATTAAGAGTTATAGCAAAACCATCTCCATTTGTTTTTAAATCTAATTGATTTTTATCATTATTATTATTTTTATTATTAATAAATAATAAATTAGATTTAAAGGATAATAATTCTCTTGAAGGTCTCTTATAAAAGAAAGTATTAAAACCTTCTCCTATTCTAGAAGTTCCATCTAATTTACTTATTGAATATTTTTTAACTACATCTAAATTATAAGTATTATGATATGAAATATTATTAGATTCTTTTAAATATTTTAATAGATCAATAGGGATAAATACTTCTTTATTTTCAATTTCTGTAGCAACTACTTTATTTTTATATAATTCAGAAGTTCCCGACTCATTTATTTCTTTTAAACTACCATTTTTTCTATTAAAATGAAGATCAAAATGTTTAAAATTATCATTTAAAACACTATAAATTAAATATAATTTATCATTTTCTCTTAATGATAAAGATAAATGAGGAAAAGTACTAATAGTGTAAATATCAAATTTATCAAAATCTATATTTTCAATATTAAATAATTGAAAACTTTTATTAATTATAGAATTTAAATATTCTAATTCTTTTGAATCTTTATCAATATCTTTTAAATGAGTAAACCAAGAGATTTCACCTAAAATATCAGTATTTTCTTTATTTAAATTAGAATCTAATGTATCAGATAACATTAAATATAATTCATCATTAATAGAATTATTAAAATAATTTAAAGTCTTTTTATTTACAATAGTGTAATTAAAATTAAATATATCGGTTAAAACTTCTTTATAAGTATAATCATCATAATCATAATTATCAAATTTACTTTTAAATAAATTAATTTGTTTTAATAATTTATTTAAATTAAATTTAGAAGCTTGATCATATAAGAATTCATATTCAGGGAAAGAATAATCAGCAGCTTTTACTTTTATATGTACTTGATCACATAAATCAGAATTAATAGTTTTAGAAATTAATATTCCTTCTTTTTTTAATTCAAAAATATAATCATTTGCAAAAAAACTAAAAAATAGATTTAAATTTTCTTTAATAGTATTTAGATATAAATAACTTTTATTAGAAATATAAGAGTGATTTAAATTTAATTTAATAGAATTTTTATATAAAGATTCATTTTCAAATAACTCAAATTCAAATAAAAAGAAAAAATCATTATTTGAACTTATTAAATAAAGATTATAATCATTATTAGATCTTTCTAAATATTTTAAAGAGTCAAAGGTTCTATTAAATAAATCATCTTCAATTTTATCTAAAAAATAAAAATTAAAATTATTTAGATAAATATGAATAGTATCTTCATCAATAATTTTTTTATTAAAAGAAAAAGGTAATAATCTATTATCTACTTCTTCTTGTCTAATAATATTAATAGAATTTTCAGAATGTTTTAAACGATAATTATTTAATTTTTTTACTTCAATAAGTAAATTATAAATTTTATCAGTTTTAAATTTACTATTATTATTAATATTTAAATCTAAATTATTATTATTAATATAGACAGGGACTATATCTATATCAGAATCAAAGTCAAAATTTCTAAAAAAACTACTATTATAATTTTTAAAAAGATTTTTAACTTCATTTACAGAATTTAAAACAGGAGTAATAGCTGCTCCATTTTTTTTATATAAACCTAAATATTTAACATCCATAATAATTAACCTCCTAAAGATTTAATAATATCCAAAAATAGATCTAATTCCATACAAATAAAATCACCTTGAGATTTACTTGAGGTGATAAAAAAATGTATAAATTGTTTTTTAGCTTTAAGCCACTCTTTAAGAGTAGGTCCAAATAAATTTCTATTAGATCTTTTTTTTATTTCAATATTATAAGAATAGTTATTAATAGTTAAAGTCATATCACCATCTTGAAATAAAGAACCTGATAGACTTGTTTTTTTATTTTTCATATTTTTTTTATTGAACTTTTTTTTTATATTATTTTCTATTTTTCTACCATCTTTATTATTTTGAACTATAGTATTTTCTTTTATTTCTGTTTTAGAGAAAGAAAACATAGGATGTTTTCCTATATTTTTTATAGGTTTATAATTATATTCAATTAAGTCTTCTGATTTTCCTTTACAAGTACTACAATATTTTCCATAATTTTCACAATTATTTTTAAATATAGGGGGGCAATTTTTTAATTGCTCATGTTTTATTAACATATTAAATTATTATTTAAATAAAAAAATAAAAGGTTAATTTAAATGAATGCGAATTATTTTTATTCAATAGTTATTACAGATAATGAAAGTTTAACTTCATATTTAAATGATGAAGTATTAGAATCTAAAATAAATAACACCATTGTAGGAGATACTTATAAATTTACTAGAATGGATATTAAATTATTACCATTAGCTAGTAAAAGTATAGATACTAATTTAATAAATATAGAATTATTATCAATAAATTCAGATATACCACTTAAAATAGAAATCGATACTTCTGTAATAGAAAGTATCGATAATTTAGTATTAAAAAATAGTAATAAAATACAAACAGGTATTATAACTTTTACTTCTTTAGATGATACACAAATTACAAATATTGAATTAATAGCAATAGGAGAACAATAAAATTAAAAATCTTTATCTACAACATCAAGAGATATATATTCTAATACATCTTTTATTATATAAGGAGTCGGTTTAATTTTTAAATCATTAGGTAATTCAACTTGAATACGAATAGATTCTTGAGGTTTTAAAACGATACCATTAATATTTTCAGTAGTATAATCACTTAAATCACCTTTAATACTAATATTATTAGGAGCTGTATTTGTAATAATACATTCTGTTGTTAACATGATATTTCTCTTAATAAATAATTTTTAATATGAGGATATTCTTGAATAAATTCCTCATCTTTATATAATATAGAAAAATCAATTAATTTTATGTTCATTGTTTTTGGATTACCATAAGCAGCTATATATTTCCAATCAGTAGAAATAGGGGCACTTTTTTTTACTATATCCCATATTTTTGTATTTCTATTAGACACTTTTGTTCTAACACTATATAAAATAGCATTTATAGTTTTATAAGGAATATCTTTTTGATATCGTTTATTATATTTCAAAAAGTGTTCTAATTTAATTATTTTTAATAAACCGGGATATCTATTATATTGTTTATTTGCTTTTAATAATTGTAATTTTAAATGCCCACTCATAATTAAATTATATTTTTTAATATTTAATAATTCTAGATATATATAAACATTATGGCTATAGTATATGCTGGTCAAGTAGCAAGACCTCTTACTTGTTCAGAATTTGATAATAATTTTAAAGAAGTATTAAAAAGAGAAAATCATACAGGATTTATACCCGCTACTCAAATATCTAATTTAGAAGAAGTAGTAGAACAATTTTCTTTTTTTACTGATTTACAAACCTGTTGTAGTTCTCTTACCCAAAGATTAAATTCATTAGAAGATGACCTTTTTGGTAATGGTCAATTATCTCAAATAATTGCAGATTTACAAGCACAATTAGATCAAATTCTTAATGATTTAGAAAGTTTTCTAAATGCAAGTACTATAATTAATAATTTAAAAGATTGTTGTGATGATCATGAATTAAGAATAACTACTATTGAAAATGATATTATAGATCTTCAATCTGATATTATTAATTTAAATAATAGTATTAATACAAAAGTTAGTTTATCTGGTGATGTAATGACAGGATATTTAGAACATCCTACATTACCAATAAATTATACTAATTTAACAACAAAAGGTACTACTAGTGTAACCATTGATTTCTTATTAAATTTTTTACCAATAGGTATAGTATTACCTTATTCAGCTGATTCTATAAATATAGAAGGTTGGGTTATAGCTGATGGTAGAGAAATATCTAGAACAACTTATAGTGATTATTATACTTTAGTTGGTACTACTTATGGGGTTGGAGATGGTATTACCACTTTTAATGTCCCTGATTTAACCAATAGTTCTCCTATAGGATTTGATAATGTTAAAACTTTTGGTAGTAGTGGAGGAAGTGAAACACATACTTTAACAGAAGCTGAATTACCAAGTCATACGCATGATACTATTAATCATACTCATACTATAGGTAACCATACACATGTAGTACCAAGTCATAGTCATGGTGCTAGTCAAGAAGCTCATAGACATTCTATTTGGTCATCTACTGGTGCAAGAAGAGATGATCATTGTGATGGTATGACTTATGGAAATACAGGAGTTGGTGGTAAAAATGATAGAGGTTTAGGTTATATAACAACAACTGGTAGTGGAACTAATATTATTACTGCTGTTACTCCTCGTGTTTCTGTAGGCGGTTCAGGTAACTTAGGAACTACTGCTAATGGTGCTACAACTACTAGTTCTAATGGTGCTGCAACTACTACTGGAACTGGAAATGATATAGCTCATAATAATATGTCTCCTTATGTTGTAATGTATTATATAGTAAAAATTCTTTAAATTATTATGTCTGAATTTGCTTATCGTTATTTAAATGAATCTGATGAATATGAAATATCTATCTATAATATAAATATAGGTTTTTTAACTATACCAGAACCTATTTTTTCTATAATAGAATCTTCTTTTGTTAAACCTAATCCAACCATTAGTCAAATAACTTATCAATCAAATCTTTTACATCAAGTTACATATTTTGATGGATCTTATGAAGAGTTAAGTCTTACTAATACAGAGTATGATAATTATATTAGTAATATAAGTAATTATAAAATAGATTATGAAAATTATTTAAGTACACAAGATACTACAACTTTAGAACAAGAAAAAATAAATTTAATAGAATTAATTAAATTTAGAATTAAAGAATTAATTGATAATATAATACCTACATCTTCTTCTTTTGAAAATAAAGAATGGTTTGATACTTTTTTACCAGAAGCTTTAGCATATGATATAACAGAAACAAATACTGATGCTCCTAATTTAGTAGAACAACAATTAGTTATTTTAGATGATCCTCTTATAGATCAAAATGGGACTGTATTTAAAACAGCTTTAGGAGCTAGAGTAGATCAAATAGTAATAGATTATCAAAATTATTTAGCTGAAATGAATTTTTATATAGGTAAAAGAGAATATTGGGTTAACTATATAAATAATTTCACTCAAGGTGGTGGTGAAACTGAACAAGAAGCTATTGATAGATTAAAAGCAATTGATTGGGAATCTACTTTAGTTTATACTCCTTAATTATTAATATATATCTAGAAAAAAAAGAGAGGAAATAACCTCTCTTTTTTTTAATTTAAATTAAAGCTTCTTGAAAGACTCTAACTTTTCTATTAGCATTAGCTAAACTTTTTCTAAAATAGTTATTTAATTTTTCCTTTAAAGAATCATCTAAAGAATCAAAAGTTATTTTTTGATATTTTTGTTCTAATAAATAATCAGGAAAATTTTGTTTTATATATTCTATATAATTATCTTGAATAGAAATATGTATTAAAGGTTCTGAATTAAATTTTAAAATTATATGATTATTTTTTTTATAAACATTCATTTATAATTCATCCCAACCTGGAATAGCAGAAGCCATATTATAATCAACGATAGTAGTTTCAAAGAAATTATCTTTATTAACAGATACGCCTTCACCAGACATATCTTTTAAATGAGGATAAGGATTTTTGACATTTTCATATATAGGACCAATATTAAATACAGATAATCTTAGATTAGCTAAATATTTTGTATATTGTCCAATAGTTTGAGGTGTTATACCTAATATTTTATTATTTATAGTAGTAGACATAAATATAATTTCTTTTTCTACAGCTTCTTTAATCATTTCTATTAAAATAGGATAACCATTTTCTATTTTTTCTTCTTTAATATAATGTTTAATTATTTTTTCATATAAAGCAACATGTAAATTTTCATCTATATTTATTTTCTTTATAACTTTTTCAGTACCAATCATAAGATTTCTAGAAGATAAAGTGTAAAAGAAAATAAAAGAATTATAAAAATAAATAGCTTCTAAAATATAATTAGCACATAAAGCTTTAAAGAAACTTTCTGGAGTTTGTTTATCTTGAAAGTCTTGATACCAATGACCTATATACAAAGTTCTTTCATATAAAGGTTTATAATTTTTAAATTTATTATAAGCTTTATCTTTTCGTTCATCGCTATCAAATATAGTATTTAAAATATATTGATAAGATTGAGAGTGGATTTCTTCAAAGAATGCTTGAGTAGCAAAAGCTGTTACTACTTCTGATGCTGTAAAATAACCACTAAAATTAGCTGAAATGTTACAAGTTTGTATTGAATCTAAAAAAATAAGAAAAGATAAAATAATTTCATAGACTTCTTTTTCATCAGATGTTAAAACATTGTTATAACATTCTTTATCCATAGTAATGTCAATCTTTTCTGGTCTCCAGAAATTATCTAACATTACTGTATTTATAGTATAAATATCTTTATATTTAATTCTATTTAATTGAATTAAATTAGTAGTAGGAGCACCAATTAATCTTTTTTGAGTATCATCTCCATCTGGATTAAATATTTTTCTTTTTTTAACTTTAGGGGTAATTTCATTAATCATAATATTTAACAATTTAATAATTATAAAAAGGAAGTATAAAAGGGAGTATATATAATATTCTCTCTTTTTCATATATAGTTAAGAACTACACATAGCACAATCAGCTTCAGTAACAGCTTTGGTTCTTATATAATATAAAGTTTTACCACCATTTCTCCATAAATCAAAGATACATTCTTTAATATAAGGAGCTGTTACATCTGGATTATTTAAATCAAATGCTAATTCAAAAGAGATACCAGTATCAATATAAGGTTGAATCAATTTAGTCATAATATTAACTAAATCTTTCTGTGGGAAAGATAAATTAGATTGATAATAATAGATTCTATCTTCTATATAATAAGGCATAATAGGGGCTCTATTTGAAGATACATCTCTACTAAAAATAGAATAAGGAGGAAATATAGAAGCTGTACAACCTTGTAATAAACTAGTAGAAGTAGTTGGCATTAAAGCAGTAACTTGAGAATTTCTAATACCACTTTTCAATAATCTTTCTTTTAATTGTATCCATTTATTAGGATATTTAGAATTTTTTTCAAACCAACTTATATCTTTACCTATTAATTTACCTTGAGCCCATAATGAATTTTCATAAGCTTCAAAAGGTTTTAAACCTTTTTCACATAATTCAATAGAAGCTTCAGTACAACTATAACCAAAAGTTTCAAATAATTCAGCTATAATTTCTTTTCCAGTATTATAATTTTTCCTATGAAAAGCTAAATAATCTGCTAAACCTAAAACACCTACTCCAATAGTTCTATATTTATCATTATGTTTTTTACCTAATTCTGTAGGTACTTCAGTTATATTTATTAAAGCATCTACAAAATATACTGCTAATTTAGCTATTGCCATTACTTCTTCTAAAGTAGTTGTTCTAGATAAATTAACAGCAGCTAAATTACAAACATGTATAAGTTCATCTGCTATTGTATTACTAAATGATTCTACACAAAGATTAGCATTTTTAATCATGCCATCTAATTTATTAGGATTAACTTTATTAGCATTATCAATAAAGAAAATATAAGGTAATCCAGTCTCAATTTGTATTTGCATTATACGCACAAATAATGAATGTGCATTTAACACTTTAACCATTTTTAAATTATCAGCATGAGCTTTCAAAAAAGTTAAAGCTTCATCTAATTTTTCTCCCCATAAATTAGGAAGATCAATATTATAAATTTCTTTTACTTCATGAGGACAGAACACATACCAATTTTCTTTTTTTTCTACAGCCCTCATAAATTTATCACAAGCTATAACTTGAGGAAAAATATCAAAACTTTTATTTCTAAGGTCACCTTCTTCTGTTTGAATTTCTATAAATTCTTCAATATCATAATGCCAAGTACTGTTAGAAACAGTAATAGCGCCTTTTCTAGCTCCTAATTGATTACAAGAAACAGAAGAATCATTAATTAATTTAATCCAAGGTGTAACACCATTAGAACGTCCATAATAACCTTGAATCGAAGAACCTCTAGCTCTTATAGAAGATACATCTATACCTACACCACCACCATTTTTAGAAATAAAAGCGGCTCTTTTTAAATTATCATAAATGGAATCTAAAGAATCATCCATTACTAAAGTAAAACAAGAACTTAAATTTCCTTTAGGTCTTCTTAAATTTAAAAGGATTGGTGTAGCAGCTGATAATTTTAATGTACTAAAAGCTGTATAAAATTGTTTATATAATTTAATTCCTATATTTTTTTCTATTTCTAACCCCGCAATAATACTAATAGTTAAAAATAATTCTTGTGGTAATTCTAAAGGCATTAAATATTTCTTTTCTAATTGTTGGGCTCCAGCATAATCATAAAGAAAATCTCTTTGAATATCGAATCCAACTTCATTAAAAATTTCTTTAATTTTTTTCTTTGTTGCTAATTCAAATATATCTATATATTTATTTTCCCTAATCATCATTTCTAAAAAAGAAATATAGCCTTCTGCGGTTCCATATTCTATATCTTCTCTTTTTAAGAATGCATTCTTCCAAATAGATTGCATTAATAATTTACCAGCTACTTTTCTCCAACTAGGTTCTTCTAAACTAATAAAAGATTTAGCATGATAGATTAAATTATTATGAATGTCACTTGTTTTTACTCCATCAGTTAATATAGTATCTAAAGAAGATTCTAATCTTATTGGATTTGCATTTTCTTTTTCACAAGCCCACTCTACTACTTTTCTTATTTTTTGAAGATCATATTCTTCTTTAGAGCCATTCTTTTTGGTTACTAGCATCTTTACAGGTTTATCCTTTTCAAAAATTAAATTATAAGTTTAAAAAATTTATCATATATTTTCTTTTCTATTTTAGGCAACTAAATATTAAAAAAGAGAGAGAACTGACTATCTCTTTTCTATTAGAAATATTAATAAAAGATTTACATATAATCTTTTATTTTTTCTTTAAAAGATTCTATGAAAGCTTGTCTATCACTGTTTTTCAAGAGATTAGAAAGACTAAATTTAATGGTATAAAATAAACCTATAAGTGCTAAGAAATCATCTAAGAAAGGGATAGCATGAATAACAGCGATAGTAGTAATTAAAACTTGTAAAGATACAAGAACTAAAATGATATAAAAAGTTTGCTTGATTTTAATACTTTTGATAAAAGAAGAAACAGAAGCTAAATATTTTTTATATTCATCAAAAATATCTTCAGTTTGATTTTCTTTAGTATTTTCCATTTTTTAATTAGTTAAATTTAATTTAATATAAAAACAAAAGAAATAAATTCTTTTTTTTTGATTTAATTACGATCAAAGAATTGTTCTCTATTAGTAACTTCTACTGAGGGACCTTTAATAGAAGGAAATAAAAGATTTTTATAAGATTCAGATAATAATCTATAATTAATATGTCCGCCTGGTCTTGAACGTAATTTATAAAAATAATTCATAGTTTTAAAATTGAAACCCATTTCAGTATAAGTTTCATAACCATGAGGTAACAAATGTTTTATCCATTCAATTACAGTTAAATTTTGTAATTCTTCTTTTCTTATATCTAAATAATTAAGAATATTATAATGTAATTCTTTTATTCTTTTTAATAAAGAAATAGCTTGATCTTGTAATTCAAAATCTTTATAATATAAAGCTTGAATAAAATTATATTTTATATCTAAGAAATAATAATCTTCTAATAAAGGACTAAATCTAGAGATAGATCTATGTCTATTAAAATCTTTTAAAGAACCTATATCTAATTTACTACAAATAGTATATTGAGAAAAATCAGCTATATTATTTATTTCATTATGATGATTACAATTATTATTTATAATACTTTCAATAAGAGATAAAGATATATCTTTTAAAGGCCAAGTTTCAAAAGAATAATCTAATAAAAGAGAAAGATATCTATCTAATAAATTTTTATTAATAGTTTTATATAATTTACTACTATTTTTATATTCAGATCCAACATATTCAAATTCATCAAAGTTAGGATTTTGCATTAATAAAAATTCTCTAACTTGAATAAAGGTATCCCTAATATGATATTTAGGATCACTATGTCTAATAAGAGTAGGAGCTTCAGGTATATAACCTAATTCATTTAATTCTTCACAGCCCGCTAATAATTTTAATAATATTAATCCTATTCTTCTATTTATATATTCATTAGAACCTCTTAATTCAGATATAACTCTACTCCATAAGCGAGCATTAGTATTTATTAAACCATTAGTGGTACAACCTATAGGTAAAAAATGTCTAGCACAATCTAATGCTCTTTTAGCTAAACCTGTTTTTTCTTTTTTTGTTTCAGGTTGAAACATTATATTTAATCTATTAGTATAAATATCAATAGATTTTTTATATAAATCCATCCAAGAATTAAGAATATTTACATATTCTTCTTGTAATTTAGAATTTAAATTTAAAACTTTAGGTTCTACATAATTCCAATCATCAAAAGTAATATATCTAGAACTATTTTCTTGACCCGCTAATACTGGAATTTGATAAAATAATTTCATCATATTTATCATAGGAATATTTTCAAAGAATACAAATATTCCTGAAGCCATATCTCCCACTGAAGCATGTCCATATCCATGAAATATAGCTTCCATTTTTTTATTAGCATCTATATTTTTTTGATAAATAGAATCTACTATTTGTTCTAAAGGTTTATTATCTCTAGATAATCGGGCTCCAATATAAGCTAATTGAGCTGATCTACTTTGATTTTGTATTGTTAAAATACAATTAATTTTAATTCCTGTTTTTTTATCAGTTATAGAAGCAATTCCATATTCAGGATCATATGAAAAATTTAAGAGAGAATCTTTAATATCTAACATAATTAAATCGATTTTTAATATAAAAAAAAATCCAACTTTTTATTTAAATTATAAAAGTTGGATTTTTAATATTATTGATAATTAAACTTATATAATAGTAGGTATTTCTTTAATTTTAATTAAAGTTCCTGTAGGAGTTCTTTTTCCTATTAAATTAAATCCTACATAATTCATAAAGGATTTATCTAAAAGTACTTGAGTAACTTGAGCTAAAGTAGCACTAGCAGCCATCATATTTGTAGCTAATAATTGGGGTGCATTAACACTATTATAACTACAACTACCAGGATTTAAAGATGGATTAGCATTTACTAATTGTGGATATAATTTTAAAGGAGATGGTGTAATTTCTTGATTTTTATCTTTTAACCAACTAATAACTTGACCATCTAATTCAGCATTACCTGGACTCATAAATAATACCCATTTATTTTGAGATTCTATTGCTTCAATAATTTCTTTTCTAGCATGATCATTATCTACAGCCGCTATACATAAAGTCTTACTTCTACGTCCACTTCTTGTATTTAATAACATATAATAATCATTTTTCTTTATATAATTATTGATCGTATTGATAGAAAAATTCTTTTTAATAATTTCTTTTTCAAATTGTTCAATAATTTTATCTTTTATATATTCAACTTTATATTTAGAAACACCCTCATTTTCAAAACCTCTTTCTATATTTTTATCTTCAATAATATCCCCATCAATCAAATTGATTTCTAAATTATTAGGAATAGATTCATTATATAAAAATAATCTAATTAAATTAGTAATTAGATTTGATCCCGTTCCACCTAAACCAATAATATCTACATGTGTGAACATTATACTAACTCCTTAAAAAAATCTGAATTATAATAATAATTTAAATTGTGTGGTAAATATATATTTAAAAAATCATTTGTATTAAAATTATTTTTTCCATTTACTTTAGTTATAAAATTATATACAAAATTTTTATTAAAACTATAATGTAAATTATTTACATAATTGGGTATATCAATACTTATATTTAAAGTTTTTTTATAAAAATCTATTATTTCGTTTAAATGATATAAATTTGTATTTAATACATCAAAAGGTTTTGATCGATCAAAAAAAAGATATTGATAAAAATCATATATTCTACAATCTTTATAATCAGTATTAAACGGACTATTTAAAATTTTGTTATATATAAATAAATGATTATTAGGATCATTAATATAACCTAAACAAAAAGAACCACTATAATCAGTATTAGGTATATTATTTAATAATAAAATTTTATTAGTTTTAGGATCTTCAATAAAGATTTTAATTTTAGTATTTGTAATATATAACCAATGTTTTGGTAATTTTAAATTAAATTTTAATAAATAATTTTCATCTACTAAATCAAAATCAAAATTACTAAAATAATAATAATAGTAATTGCCTCCATATTCAAAACCATAAGATTCTAAATCAACTATTTCAGTAATTTCTTCATCATCTTCTACTTCTATATATGCCTCATAATCATCTTCATTCTCATTTCTGACTAAAAAAGTCATAGGATAAATAGTAGGTTCAAATTCATAAAAAAAAGAAAAATGACCATCAATGTAAGTCATTTTTCTTTTAGAACATAAATTAGAAGGTATTAAATTAATTTTTATTAAATCTTCCATTTAATTTATAAAAAATAAAAAGGGTCTCTATAATCTTTATTAATTTTTCCATTTAATCTTTCTTTTAAATTTTCTTTAAATAAATTAACTATTTTATTTTCATCTAATAAATTTGTATCTATATTTAAATCTTCACAAAAAATAATCAAATCTGAAATTGTATCTTGAATATATTTTTCAAGTTGAATATTTTTATCTGTTTTTTGATTAACGTTTGGTTTAAAAGAACTAAAGAAAAAGTCTTCTGAAGGTTCATCAGAATCGCCGGAATATACAAGAGTATTAAATTCATCAAAATAAAAGTCATCATAAAATTCATCTGAATAAAAAGAAGTGTGATGACTTGTATAATTATTTTTAAATTTAATTTTTTGAGGTAATCTATTTATAAATCTAGATACTTGTTTAATACAATTAGGATGAAAAGAGGTATCACTTTCAGTATCCAAATCTATTAATTCAGAAGCTTCTACATAATTTCTTTCTTTATCCCAAACAATAGAACCTGTAATAACATAAGTTCTTTTTTTTAGATTAATATTACTAACTAAGATATGTACTCCTTCTTTATTTAATTCTTCTTTATCATCAGTACCTGAAAAATTACTAAGAGTTAATTTTCCATGACTATGACTACTACCAAAGTTTATCCAATTTTGAAGCTCTAAATCTTTTTCTGGATTAAAAGTTTCTCCTGTCAATATATCAATTTGATTTGTTTGATCTTGATGAGTAACAGAACCAGTAGTTACTTGTTGTTTAGGTACACCTACTTTCCATTCATTAGTATTTTTTTCTTTATAAAATTCAACTCTCACTTCGCTATCAAATTCTTTAGCAAAATGAAAATATAAATCAACAATAGCTGACCATAAATCAGCTGGAATTTTTTTTCTATTATCTAAGAATTTAATATCTCTTAAATTTTTTTTAGGAACTTGAGGATTTAAATTAACAGTTTTTTTAAATACTTGACATAAATCTCCTATATTTTTAATAGCTACAAAAGTGGTATCAGTAGTAAAAACATTATTCATTATCAGGTAACCTCTCTAATTTAAAATAAAATTCATCTTCTTCTTTAAAAACGTTAATAGGTATTCTTTTATTTTTTTCTATATCTTTAAAATAAAAATCATTTTCATCGATATGAATATAAGAATTATATTCTTTAGAAACACCTACAATATTTTTATCTAATATTTTTCCTTTAGTAATATTTGAATAATCATCATTTAACCAATTAATTATTTCTGTTTTTATTATTTCACAAAGTTCTTCATGTTCAGAAAAAGAGGCTTTACTATTATAAATAGTTCTAAAATCATCTCCATAGCTTTTTTTTATACTAACATCTGCATTTACATTCCCACTTAAATCATCATTAAAAAAGCTTTCCCAGAAATAATTATAAATAAGATGTCCGCTAAAACTAGAATAATTACCTAAACATATAGCACCATTTTTATAACAATTAGGAGTAGGTATATAAAAATTATTATAATTTTTATCAAAAGCTAAAATACTATACTTACTATTAATTAAATTTTCTATAAATATATGTTGTTCTAAATGAATATCTTTTTTTCTAGTATTAGAATCATGACCTTTTGGACATTGACGATCATAAAAAATAGGAACACCTGAACAGAAATTTCTTTTATATGAAGCTCTTTTATATTCTTTAATAGTTTCTCTATATAATCTTTTTAATTGAGTAATATCATAAGATAATTGAGTTAAATAATTTCTTATAAAATTTAATTTAGTTTTATCATTATCTTTTGCTTTTACATCTATAAGAATTAAATTTTTAATAATAGAAGCTTCTGATAATTTTTTTATTATAGATTCTAAATAAATTTCAATTTTTTCTTTAGAGATATTTCGTTTTTGTTCTATCGCTGCTTTAGAAAAAATAGGAAGCGGCTTTAAAAGATTATATAAATGAGATATTAATAATGAAGAGACTTGTATATCTAATGATTCAAATTCTTTTTGTAAATCATAAATATTTAATTTTATACAAGGGATTTTAGTTTCTTTATGATAAAAATAATTAAATTTAGATAAATCTATTTTAAAATTAAAAGGATAATCAAGATTAAGTTCACATTTATTGCAAGGAATTATAGAATCCGAATAGAATTTAATTTCTTTAGAAAAAGATCCAAATTTATGAATAAAGAATTTATCTTCTATAGCATAAGTATCTATTCTTTCTGTTGGAAATAATTTAAATTTACTAATTATAGACATTTTTATTAACTATAAATTATAATAAAAAAGAGAAATATATATTTTATATTCCTCTTTCAAGTTTAAGAATTTAATATTAACCTTTATCACCCATATTAGTTAGAATATTATAAGTAACTCCAGCTTCAGCGATAGTATCACCTGGAATAACAATATAATTACCATCTTCATATTTACGATAGGTAGTAATAGTAGATGCATTAATACCTAAAGTATCTTCATTTTCTTGAAAGAGTTCAGCTACTGTTTGTCCTTCCTCAAAAGGAACTTGAGTTTTACTAACAATTTCAAGAAATACCGTATCATTATCATTAAGATCGTTGTCAACAGATTGATTAAGTTGAGAAGCTAATTGATCAAAAATACTCATAATAATTACCTTTGTTTTTGTTTGTTGTTTATTGTGTAAAAAAAGACAAAAGCTGACTAAATTTAGTCAGCTTTTTTTAATGTTAAAAAATAGCATATTATTTTTATTTATTAGTT